CTACCTGTAGCCTTAGGTTTCCATACATTTGGAATGTGCTTATTGTAAGCATTTGTAAAGCCCCTTATAAGTTAATTAACCAGGTCAAGTAAGTCCATAAGCAGTACGCTGTTGTAGTGTAGGCAAATCCCGTCATGTAGTACTCGAACATGTGTTTCATTTAATCAGTTGGCCTCCTTATCAAGTAAGGCCACTCCTTCATTTAAATAGTTTATTCCCAGATAAGCAGGATTTCAAGTAGTAAGCGTATGCTGGGCCGTTAATTCTCCAATCCATACGTTGTGCTGTCTCATCGTAGTAATCGTTTCTCAAAATGAGACCGAAAGTGTCATAATTAATTTGTTTCATTTGTTTAGTCCCCACAACACCTAAGCAGTTTGAATATTTGGCCTAAAGTTTGCCGATGCGCCAGTCCATACTTTGACTGCAAATCTATGTAAGCTAACGCTAAGCTTGCTTGTGGCATTTATGACTCCTTACCATCCGCTTTACTTGCAATTTGTTTACAGAATGTTAAATCATTTAATAAGGAAGCTTTTCCAGTAAAGTCTATTTTACTAACGTCCTTGAAGACTCGCTGCGACAGTTCAAGTGGAATGTCTAGGAGGAAAGCCTTCAAATTGTTCATACTAGTTTCGCCACTTAGTAATTCTTTATTATCCTTTAGGTTTGCTATAAGCTCTGCTACAGGCCTGTTCAAGTAGTCGAAGCGTGCAGTTCCGCCTTTGGATGCCTCGAGGACCTTATTTCGTTGACTTTCATAGTGGCTCAGAATCAATTTAAGGCTAAGCGATTTCTCAGCATGTTGCTTGAACGTTAGGTATGCGGAGGCGGCTGATGGACCTACTAAGCCCTGGTAAACTTCATAGCGTGTTTCAGGCGCCATAGTTTCGGCTTCTAGTGGCTGCAGATAGTTTAACCAAGCGCGTCTATCTGGAGTAATGTCTTGAAAATTGAATCGTTTGTCAGCAGACTTCTCAAGCATTTCTGGCTGCTCTCGAAAGAAGTCGGCCATTACCGTGGCTCCACGTTTCTCCGCATATAAATTAAACTCCTCAATTGTGGGTTTAAAGTCAATGTGGCAAAAGCGACTCATCCAGGCCGCATCAGATGTATCTGTTACTTGAAAATCTCCATCCTGGTAATTGCCGGCTGCTGCTATCATCCAGCCAGGTGGCAGTTTATGCATGTGAATCGTGCCTGAAGTAATGAAGCTGAACATGGCTTGCATAACGTCTGGGTGCATTCGATTCAGTTCGTCCAAGAAGATTATGCCTTTGCCTGAGGTCGGAAACCATTCAGGTCTTGCGTGATACACCGTACCATCGTCCCGCTTGACCAATAAGCCCACTAAATCACCGACTTCTAAATTCGCCATGTGCAAGTGCGTGAAGCCTACGCCCATTTCAGCCGCGATTTGCTTTAAAGTCTCAGTTTTACCAATCCCTTGGCTGCCCCAGAGAAATGGAACTACTCGGTTGCGGAACAGTATAGGAGCAATTGATTTAAACGTTTGAAGATTCATGTGGTCCCCCTTTTAGTTGTTTGGTAGTACAAATAAGATTAAAGTTAAGCCTAGGAAAGCAAGCGCCATAGAAACGTCGCCACTGGCGCCGAGTAAAATAGACGCGAACATGGTCACGCTTACTGATATGACGCGTATAGAGGCCGCTAAGACCCTTTTAGGGCCAGCTAAGGCCTTATCTGTGACGGCAATTTCGGTTAATAAGTGCTTAAATCTGCTTATGTAGCCTGCATTACCGGTTAATAAGTGCTTGAACTTGCTCATATAGCCTCCAATAACTTGCCTGCGCATTCCCATAAACGTCTAACTGCTTTAAAGTTTAAGTTTCCTACTAAGTGGCGCTGAACCTGTTCATCTAATTGCCACTGGAGCAGGCTATCAATTGGTTCCATTATAGGTTTCACAAAGTCTCCTTGTTAAGTGGCTAAGTAATTGTTAAGTGGCTAAGTAAAGGCCCCGACACAGTTTGGGGAAGGGGGGGGGTAACTGGTGAGGCCTTTACTTAGTCGCTTGATAAGGGATTATGCAGGGGCTGTGCCAGGCCAGTTGAAACGTGGCTGTTTATACTGCCCACCGATTAAACAGTGACAACTTATTGGTTATCAGGACTTTAGTCTACTGTGGGACACGATGGAAAGCGCCATGGGTGGGGACAATGTTGGAGCTGAGTAAGTGGCTCAAAATGAGATTAAGCTGGAGGAGTCGACAGGGCTTGTGACAAAAAACGGCATTCAAATCGAATATAAGGGGGGCAACTGTCTAAAAGTTCGACTTACTTGTCCCGCGTGTCCCAACTTGTCCACTCATTTGTCCACGTTATAAGCAATATATGGCATTTGAGCTTCTATTGGCACTGTATTCGTTTTTAAGTCTTCTATATTCGTTTTAATTTGGGACAAATGGACAAGAGAATTTCAACTGATTTCTTAAAAAAATATTTTATTTCTATAAAAGGCTTCAAAAGTCCTTGTCCTTTTGTCCACTTTGGTCCTATTCGATTATATGGGATTTGGCCCCCTCACGTTCAATATATGCGATTTGGCTGGACAAGTTTAAGATAGAAAAGGGACAAGTGTGGACAAATGGGACAAGTGCCCTTTGTAAGTACTTGATTGTAGGTTCAGTGGCTTATTTGGACTTGTTATAGGTTACTTGGCGTTGTTATAGGTTCAGTGGCTTATTTGGACTTGTTATAGGTTACGCAGGTTACTTGGAGTTGTTATAGGCCTTATAAGTTCGCACCATGTGCCCAGACACACGTTTGGCATAGGTTAAGCAGGCTTGACGAACTTTATCAGACTTCATGTTATTATTAGGACCCACGTTATAGCGACAGACCCACGTAGTCAGGTCTTTGTAAGTTATGCTAGTCTCATGATTGACCGCGACTGATTCTGAATACTCTTTCAGGTCTCCAGGTGCTAGAGGCGCCTGTGCAGTGGAGTGCCCACCTAAAAAGGCTACTAGAAAAACTGCTAGAAAGAACGCTACTTCGTCTACACATACACGTTTCATAAGCATCTCCTTATATAAGTTTACCAAGTCCGCATAACTAGTCCACACAATTAACTATTCGGGGTCTGAAATGTGTCATATTAATACATCACACACACGTTAAATTAAAACCACCTTACAAAAGCTATATAAGCGCAATAGAGGCATACCAAGTGAAGAAGACTAGAAACCAGCCCATAGCTTATACCCTTGCACCTGACCAGAGTTTGGCCCAATATAAGGCACTAGAAACTAAGTGGTACAGCAAAATTCGTGCCAAGGGCTTTTCCGACATCGAATGGCTCGATAAAAGGGGCTTCCCCAGCCGATTTAGCCGTGATTACAGCCTAACCAGGCTTCGCCAGGTCTACGACGAGTCCACGCTTGAACATTTCCGCCGCGCTAGCATATTTTTACACGATTATTCCTGGGCTGCTGGTAGCTTAGGTGACATGAATCCCATATTGGGACGTTTCATTTGGGCACACTACTGCGCCGGATACACACTTAGAGAGACTGTTCGAGCCCTAAACGGGACCGGACCAAGCATTATTCAGGGACCTAGACCCTTAAAAAGGACTGTAAACGGTCGGAAGAAGCGTCCTCCAACCCTATTCTGGGTCCATTTAAAGCTTACAACAGTCCTCATACCCACGTTTATTAAGTGGTGCGAGGGTCCTGGAGCCGAGAGTATAGGCACTGATTGGGATTTATAAAGGGGCTGCATGACTAGTTTACAGCGCCACTGGTTGTCTCAGCAGCCACTTCAACTAGATTTGCTAAGTCGCCAACTAAGAGGCCTTGAAATCCCATTCCATGTTTACAAGGCTCTGCTCTATTCCATAAGCATCTCCACTGGTGCGCGCAAATTACTTGTGCACGTTAAATAAGTTTACTACAAGTGACACGCCAAGTCAAGAGATAAGTGATTGTAAGGGGAGAAAAAACCACATTATTAAGTAGACTTTCTAAGTGCCTGATGATAGACTGAACAAGTGGATAAACAGCGCAAATTTGCAGAACTTAGTTGGACCCTGCTTGAGCATAAGTGCAGGTATTATGTCTTTGATAGTCCTACTCTAGGCGACTACGAGTACGACGTTCTTGAGAAAGAGTACGAAGCTCTGGCTAAAGAACTTGGGGTGCCCCCCTCAGTCGCTGACATGGTGGGCTTTGATGAGACACGAGAATCATGCAAGCAAGTATTAAGTAAACTTCGTGCGCAAAGGTCTGAATAAGCGGCTGAGCAAACGGACTGTTAAAGGACTTAACAAGTGGTAAATATATATAACTTATTCTGGGGAGCCAGCCCCGCTGTGCCATTAACAACCGCTGAAGTACTTCATATAGCCACTAATTTAGTGCCGGTTAGTCATAAGCAGTCCATAATTGACTACTTGAAAGGAGCTTAATAAGCGGCTGTTAATACAACGTGACACAGTAGGAGACTTAACAAGTGACGGACCTATGGGACCAATACGATGTAACACAGTGCGGGGTTATAGAGGTGACTGACTATGGTCAGCTATTTACCCCTGACTACATATTTATTAATTTTGATTTAATCACGTTAATGGAGCGATTACATGGTTAAATGGGGCTTGATAAGCTTTACCAGTCAAGAATTAGATGAAATTAGAAGCCGAGCCAAGGACTTGTTAGTAGACCGTGCTATTGAGCCTGCTCAAGCTTGGACAGAGGCTGTTATTGAGGCCTTAAATGCTAAGGGCTTACTAAGGATAAATGAAGACTGTAAGTAGACCTACCCACTTACTTATAATGTCCTACCGTTGGTACTTGACAGATATAGAAGAACTGCTATACTCTCAATTGGAGGCCGAGCTGTACTGGAACTATGAAGGACGCACGTTCGGTGAGGACGTTAGACAAATTATACTGGTGACTTATTAAACAGTTAGATATTGACTTGTATGGTACTATTCGTTCAGGGGCTTTCTACATACCGAGACTAAGCCGACTAAGTCGTATTAAAGTAGCGATGAGGAGCCTGTTCAAGAACTTATGAAAGAAGTGACGTATATAAACAATAGATACATGGGCCACTACACAAGCACGCTATACAAGGACCTTAAGTGGCAGGCCGAGCAGCGCCGAGTAAGTACTGCACTAGGGATACTATTATGTATCAATTAACAAGGCACAGCCACCAATGTCTAACACAATTATTAAGGCCCGATAAAAGGGGGCCGTACCACACAACAGGGTTAGGCTTCTTCTACCCAGTCACCTTTTGGGATTTGATAGGCCATATAAAGGACATATAAATGATTCAAATAGGCCGTGCAACAGACTTAGACATTGATATCATGCTATACTTTAAACTATGCACACGTTCAACAGCACCCCATCTTCTCAATGAGAAACAAGCCTCTTATGGAGCGTCTATATTCAGGTCTACAATTCTCCACCGATTAACGGCCCACATATGTGCCAATTGACCAGGGTCTTATGCATCAATTAACCACGGATACAAGCGAACTTATAATTAACCAGGACGACGATTTGAAGGAATTCTTTGACCCTGAATTCTGGCGTGAACTAGATAACGAACTATTCATGGACCTACTTGACCTGGGCATATATAGAATTTGCGAAGGCACGTTCACATGATTAATCTACCAAGTGTCTTTTTACTTCATAGCCGCCAATTTCACGACGTTATATTATCGAACGTTGATGCGGAACTATACTTAGCCCTTGACTCGGCCCTATCAAGTAATATAGACTGGACATACAGTATTTATTTATACTTAGAAGGTTAAACGGCCATTATAACTAGAGAGGTGACATGTGAGTGTCCAGATTAAGCAAGCTCAAACAACTGACTTAGTTCTTGTAGTTCCCGAAACAAGGTTTCCAAAAGGCGCACTACTGACTCAGCAGGCCTACGCCACTTATCTAGCATTCATATCAGCCTCTGAAAAGCTCAGACATACAGCCCAGCTTATTGACCCTGCTCAAGCTGATACGCTGAAACTGGAATTCTTTAGAAGCCTGGACTTGCACTAATGAGAGATTTGAGCCCCAGCGATAGCATGTCAGTATTTGTATACTCGCGTGTACAGCACACGTTTGTAAAGTACAGGCCCTATAACTGGCTAGATGCGGATGAATGGAGTACCAATGGACGTTCGCTAATGTGGCAACAATTGTTCAGGGCATTGCTCCAGTGATACAAGTTCAGCAGCCACTATGGAACATTTGGTCACCCAACCACGACCACGACATGCTTTGGTTTTCCTTTCGAGAAGTTATAACTGAGGACCAACTGAAGGACCTTACTCAATGAGACCAATAACGTTCCCACTACCACCCTGCACAGTAGAAGCAACGTTTAATTTTGAAGACTTGCACTTTAATATTCCATACTGTATGCTAGCAACTGACTTAAAGGACCTTATCAAGTGAAGCAAATTAACTGGATGAACTACGCTAGGAGAAGCGAGAACTACAGGCTCGGGCCAACAGATGATTATATACATTTGAAGTTCTATTACCGACACCACTTGGGGGAACAGTGTCATCAGACTCTATAGCCCCTAAGCCAGTGACGACAGAAGACCCCTTAGCACCGCTCAAGCGCAAGTTCTTAATTGTGGCGAATAGGCCCCAGCGCGTGGCTAAAATGCAGAAAAAAGGCGCGTTGACAAATGAACTGGACGTTGAGAAACTACGGGCCTGGTTAAAAAGGCTCGGCATCAGGAACTACGACGTTGCCTACTCAAACATGCCTAAAGTAAAAGAGTGGCAAGGGCCCATCATAGCACTTGGTGAGTATGTGGAAGCTGAAATGGTTCGACTGGGCAAATGGTACTATAAACTGCCACATCCAACGGCCCACTCAACCACTTATATGGAACGCGTGCTATCCACAGTTAAGGCCCGTATTCTAAATGATGTGGCGCCTCCAGAGGAATCAAAAATAAAGGTGGTCCGGTGAGAACGTTACGTGCCCACGAGAGTATCTTTACTTGCTTAGCCCTCACGCTGAGCACACCATATGGTTATGATGATTCAATAAGTGCAATAGTTAAATATCAATTACGAGAGGGACTTTATGCGGCCCATTGTAACTAGACCAGTTCACAGGGACATAGGCTCCTTCCTAAACACGGCCACAATAACGCCAAAGCCCGGCACGTACGAGCAAACGTTTTTTAAGCTCCACTCTTACTATACAAGACACTCACTATTCAGGACCCTCGTTGATTTTCAATTCATGTTGGGAGGTCACTAATGTTGGCCGAAGGTTTAGTTGTCTTAGCATGCTTGCAGAGGGCCGGTTGTGGTGAAACAGCGTCTCAATATAAGGTGTATAATCCACTTCCGTTTGAAGTCACAGAGCAATATACAGAAAAGCTGACCAAAGCAGTTCTTTTCAACTACTGGGGGCCTGTATTAGGATACGTAGCAGGGCGAGAGGGTTCAGTCAGCTTATACGGCCCTCTACGTCTCAATTTGAGCCAAAAAAATACACAACTCTTGCTTAAATTTGATTTTTAATGCACTATACAAATAGTAGGAGACATCATATGCTAACATTTCTACTCACGTTCATTATTCAAGCCCAGGCCCAAGCGGTAACCGAAATCTGCGTGCATAAGTCTGTCCCCTCACGTTACTATAAAGGAATTAAAGCAGGCGTTAAGTACTGGGATGGTCGATTAAAGTACACAGGACGTTGTGATGGCACGCCTGGACAAGTCCCTGTACTCTGGCTTAACAACTGGGACGATAAACAAACTATTTTGGCCTACACTAATACGGACTTTGTTGGCCGTGTATCAGTCCACATAAATGGTACTAAAAAATGGTCTGCGCTCCCCTTGGGAGAAAAGGACCATTTCCACTTTGCCACAGTTATGGCCCACGAGTTCGGCCACGTTCTTGGACTAGCCCATACTAAACATGGTATTATGAAACCCAACTTTTCCCCAGCCGAGATTTATGTATATGATTTTGCGGAGCTTTGTAAGTGAGGGGAATTATGGGCGTGAGACACGCTTTAATATTCAACGTTGATGGGCCTAGAAGCCTGTACACTTTGCGCTACGATATCATGGAGTACTCCGCATTGACAGACGACATTCGCAGCCTACTTGCGAACAAAACGTTATAACAGCGTACATATGGCAACGTTTCTAACTAACGCACTTCTGTACCACCCACTGCGGCACCCACACATGGTGCAGGCCATTGCAGATTTAGACCCCGAACTTGCCCCCTCACTAATTCCCTGCAGCGACATGCCCTACTCTCGCGTTACTTATGTGGACGCTACCGGAGCCTCACACAACTACCAAATGGAACTTGAGCAGGCCTTCGCGGTAGACCAAAGGCCAGTACAATGACAGACGAATCTCCAAAACGTCGTATAATTTCACAAGCCACGGTTGTTCGCACGACCTCAACTAGCAGTTCGCCAGCTAAAATGCTAGAAGATGCCCTAGGCATTATGGATAATCAGATTGAACGTTTGCGTATTAAGGCTGCTCACACGTCTCTAGACGAACGTGAGGCCAGAACCTTACTGGGCTATGTAAAGGGCCTCGTAGAAATTAGTAAGGAAGAACGTGAGCGTGAGAAATCTGGTATTGCAAAAGAATTATCCGAACTATCTACTGAGGAACTGCTTAAACTGGCTGAGTCCAAGTTAAAGAAGTAAGTGAAAAGTGTCCATGATTGCTTTTATCAGGCCCTTTATGAAGCGTGTCCGCAGCGGTGGGACCAGCCTTGGGGTTGGACACTGTTTCCATACGCCGACGCAGTGTGTAATTTACTAGACCACCAATAAAACGCCCCTACACTACTATGAAAACCGGAACAGAGCGAGCTCACAAGCTACTAGAATTGCTTATTACCAAATCTATGGTAAGCGGCAAACCAAAGTCGTCCACTATACGACTTTCCTATAATGAAATGGCCGCTGCAATGGGCCAACCTGCCAATAATGATATAGACCTTCTAATACGTTTAAAACTTAGCTGGGAATCCCCAAAGGACTGGTCAGATGATTGAACTATTATTAATTATATTGGCTTTTACTTGTGGATACGGATTTGCCCACTTAATGGCGCAGGTGGATGACAATGAGTAGTCCGGCAATTGTGTCATTTAACGTTAGAAATAAACTAATCGAAGTACTTAAATTGAACAAATTTAGCTTCGGAGTGCGCCACTACAAGGTAGGCAGGTACGTTTGCCGTAGATTCCTGCTAGGGCCTATAGAAGTGCGTATTCAGCACGGCATCGGGAGAATAAAATGAGTGATAAATTAGTTGTCAAAATTAGGCCGGCGCTTGAGGCCGATGCAAGTTTCATTTTTAATAGCTGGTTAAAAAGCTTTAGAGAGAACGGCTTAGCTAGACCCGTGTCAAATGAAGTTTACTTTGCTGAGCAGCACAAGCTAATTGAAAAACTACTTAAGCGGGGCACTACAGTCATTGCGTGTAATCCTACAGACCCAGCTCAAATCTTTGGCTGGGCATGCTTTGAACGTGTGGACGGGATTTTTGTCCTACACTACGTTTACATTAAACACCCATACAGGCTCTTAGGCCTGGCCAAAGAACTATTGAAGGAAGCCAACCACGATTTTGCAACTGCTGGCCTATTTACACACTGGACCGCGGCCGCCCTAAAGCTCCATGAAAAAAAGAACCTGTTATATCATCCATACATTTTAATTAATTACGGCAAACCTACTAGTGAAGGGTAAACGAATGAGCGAACATTCTATAGATTCGGTCGTAGCTATTAAAGAGCTGCAAGCAGAACTTGCGCTAAAATATAATCTGGACTACCAGCAACGGTCATTTTGGATTAATGGCGAGATTAATGACAAGATGCTTAAACATGTTGAGGGGTGCCTGTCTCTGCTCGAAGCTGATTCTCATAAAGCCATTACAATTCGCATTAATTCAAGTGGAGGCGAAGCTTATGCAGCCCTTGCCATCGTATCTAGAATCCGCGCATCGAAGTGCAGTGTCAGGACTGAAGGGCACGGACATATTATGTCAGCAGCAACTCTTATCTTGGCTTGTGGATATAAGCGAACAATTTCTAAACTCGCCTCGTTTATGTATCATGAGGCATCTTACTGGGTAGGCGGTCGTCACTCGGAGGCTAAGGCCTGGGTGGAGCAGTTTGAACGTGAAGAGAAGAACTGGGCCGAGGCTATGGCTTCTTTCACTTCAAAAGACTCAGACTATTGGCTAGAACTGGGGCGACACACGGACAAGTTTTTTACCCCCACTGAATTAGTAGAATTAGGCGTAGTTGATAAAGTATTTTAATTAACAAGGAGAGTTAAATGGACTTAAAGCAAGCAAACGAAGCAAATAAATCAGGCTACTGGCAAGTTCCCAACAGTTTCATGAAGCGCATTAGACAGCTTACCATGAACGAACTTCGCTCAAAGGTCTTCGAATTAGCCGGAGCGTTAATGGACCAACGCAACGCTAACCATGTTCTATCTGAAAAAATTAAGGCTCTGGAGAGTCAAATTAACCAACCCAAGGAAGAGGTAAAAAGTGAGTAAGTTTACAGTTTTTTTATTAAGCATGTTGATTGGCCTCGGTGCTGTGGCCCGAACGGTTGATTTAACACCAGAAAATTCAGTTCTTTTGCGTGGCGAAGTTTCAGATGAGTCTGTTGAGCAGGCAATGGACAGTCTGCGCAGCGCAGTAACTAAACGTGGGTCACTAGACTACACTATTTACTTGGTACTAGATAGTCCGGGCGGTTCTATTGACGCTGGTAATGCGTTTATTGAGTATGCAAAGTCTGTTAAGAACTTAAAGACTGTCACATTTTTTGCGGCCTCTATGGCTTCAGCAATTGTACAAGCTCTTCCCGGAGAACGTCTAATTATTGAGACCGGAGTCCTTATGTTCCACAGAGCTAGAGGTGGATTTGAGGGCCAGTTTGAAAGTGGAGAAGTTGAAAGCCGTTTGGACTGGGCAAAGCAAATTGTTCGTCACTTGGAAAAGATTAACGCTGATAGAATGAAGATGTCTATTCCAAAGTACAAGGCTCTAGTTGTTAATGAGCTGTGGCTATTCGGTAAAATGTCAGTTAAGCGTAATGGCGCTGATGATGTGGTCAGTGTAACGTGCAGTGATGAGTTGGCAAATACCGTAGCGGTCACCGTTATGAACTCGTTCTTTGGCCCAATTCGTCTAAAAACATCCGCTTGCCCACTGTCGAAGTCTGCTACCCCAGCATCTGAATCTGACGCTAACCGTCTTGAAGCACATAAAGAAATCGTTAAACGAGGAGTACAAAATGGCCAAATTAAAAATTAAACAAGTTAAGGTTTATCAGTCTGTAAAGTTTGAGGGAGCTGAAAATAGTTACTTCACACCGTCACAGTATTTGAGCATACGAACAAGTAAGCCAGAAATTATCATTGAAGAAGTTGAGCATGGTTGCGTAATGATTATTAGTAAATTAGATAAAATTAAAATCGGCCACGCTAACATTGCATTTATTCAGTATGATATTTCTCCTGAGGCAAACTTGCCTGAAGAGGAAAAAGGTCTTCTCAAGAAGGCTAAGTAATGTCTGACAAGGCCCTGATAAAGGAACTTCAAAAGCGTTTGTCCGTTCAGCAAGTGGCCGAACAAGCGCCGAAGTTTGACTTAAAGGGCTATTTCTTTCCTAAACAATTTGAATTCTTTCGCGGCACTAATAAGCGATTTAAAGTCGCTGTGTGCTCTCGTAGGGCCGGTAAAACTATCGGAATTGTTGGCGATGCTATTGACCTGTGCCTATCTGAGCGCGGAGTCCGAGTACTCTACATCACACTTACACGGGAAAACTGCGTTGAAATTATCTGGCCTGATTTAATGAAGACCATTGAAGAGTATAAGCTGGAGTGCAAGATTAACCAGCAGCGCCTATCGGTAACGTTTGCTAATGGTAGCGTGTTTAGTTGCGCGGGAGCCAAGGATAAGCGTGAGATTGGGAAATTCAGGGGCCGAAAATTGCGCCGAATTTATATTGACGAGGCTCAAAACTTTCCGACCTACCTGGAAACCATGATTGAAGAGGACTTAATTCCTACACTGCGTGACTTGGGCGGCGAAATGCTTGTAACAGGCACACCAGGACCTTTAAAACGAGGCTTCTTCTATGACATCAGCACGAATGGACGCTGGGAATCACATACCTGGACAGCTTTTCAGAATCCCCACATGCACAATCCGCCAATTAAGGACCTCGAAGTAACGTTGGGGGAAGAGAGAGCGGCCACAGGTAAGGATAAGAATGACCCAAAATATATTAGGGAGACTTATGGTACGTGGCAAGAGGATTTGGACAGCCTAGTATTTAAGTTTAAGGCCGAGAGAAACGTTGCTCCGGCCATACTTCCAGCCAACATGACCTACATATTTGGAATTGACTTGGGCTACAATGATGCGGACGCTATTGCGGTACTTGGCTACAGTTCAACCACGAATAAGGTTTACTTAGTTGAGGAGCGGCTGGAACGTAAGCAGGGTATTACAGAGCTGGTCAATCAAATCGAGGCGTTGCGTCTAAAATACGACCCGGTAAAAATGGTAATGGATGCTGGGGGGCTCGGCAAGAAAATTCAAGAAGAAATACAAAAGCGCTACACCATCCCGCTACAGGCCGCAGACAAGCAGCGCAAGCTTGAATATATAGAGCTACTAAATGACGACTTGAGAACCGGGCGCTTGCAGGCCTACAAAGGCTCCCAGTTTGAGGAAGACTGTTACTTGGTCCAGTGGGACCGGGACTCGGAAGACCCATCAAAGCTTGTTATTTCCAAATCATTTCACAGCGATATATGCGACGCAGTGCTATATGCCTGGCGCGAGTGCATCCACTACGTTAAGCAAGACGGGACACAACCAGCTCAGGACAAGAATACTGATGCCTTTATGGACGCCCTGGAAGCCAAGGAAGCCGAAGAAATGGAAGCCAAGACCTCAGGCCACGACGATGACTGGGGCGTTGAGCAGGACGCTCTGGACGACCTTTTTAATGATTCTGGCGACGACTGGTAGTCACGGCACAACTTAAAACACTAATACACCGCAATGATTAAGACAATAGACGAGCTAAAAGACCTTATCATATTCGCGAGACAGAATAAGCTAAAAAGCTTAAAGGTGGGCGATATAGCCCTAGAAGTGAGCGAACTAGCTCATATTGACACCGTACAAGGGGTTGATATGGGGACTGGCCTAAACAAGGCCGTAACCGCCTCCATCGGAGGCTTATTTGACGAGCAAGCTCCGGACGAAGACGACGAAGAACTACTCTACCACTCATCTAGACCCTAAAGGACCTATAAATGGACGCTACTACCAATGCCTACTACTGGTATAAGGCCAAAAAAAGCCAAGTTCATAACGAAGTATTTCCCTATATACGGCAAATGGACAATTTCCAGGCTTATAAGCAGCAGGACAATCTAAGAAACATGCGGCTTTATGGAAATCTCGAGTTTTCAGGCATTAGCGCCTTTAACTATGCGAGAACAGAGCCAACTTATAACGTGCAGAATCGCGTGACGTTGAACGTCGTGCAAAGCATGGTTGATACAGTGGTCAGCAAAATTACCAAAAATAAGCCTAGACCATACTTTTTAACTAATAACGGTGATTGGAGTTTGCAGCGTCGCGCCGAGAAGCTAACGCAGTTTGGCGAGGGCCAGTTCTATGGAACAGATTTTTACGCAAAGGCTGCTATTGCTTTTAAGGATGCCTGTATATTCGGAACTGGATGTCTTAAGATTTACCGGGGCGGGGATAACAATAACGAGATTAAGGTTGAACGTATTTTCATTGATGAGATTACGGTGGACGATAGAGAGGCCTACTACGGAGAGCCTCGACAAATGCATCAGCGCAAGTGGGTCCATAAAGACGTTTTGAAGAACGCGTTTCCTGGCTTTGATATGGAAATTGAAATGGCTGGCAATTCTACTGGGAACGGTAGCCAGTCATACGCGGACCGCACCACCGACATGATTATGGTTGTAGAATCGTGGCACTTGAAGTCTGGCCCAAAGGCTAAGGATGGCCGCCACACGATTTGCATTAATAATGCTACGTTGAGCGATGAGCCTTACGATAAAGACTACTTTCCATTCGTATTCTTTCGTTGGAACTTGCGCCCAATTGGATTTTTTGGTCAAGGTATTAGCGAGCAGTTGACTGGACTGCAGCTTGAGATTAATAAAATCTTGCGCACAATTCAAATCAGCATGCACCTTGTGAGCGTTCCTAAGCTCATGGTGGAAGCAAGTTCGAAGGTTGTTACGGCCCACTTGAACAATAAAATCGGCGGCATTATTAAGTACGCCGGGACTAAGCCGGAATATAGCCCGCTAGGCATGATACCTGCCGAACTATTTACCCACTTAAATACGCTGTATAACCGGTCATATGAAATCATTGGTATTAGCCAGTTATCGGCCCAGTCTAATAAGCCGGCCGGACTAAACAGCGGCAAGGCTATGCGGACTTATAATGACATTGAGACCGAGCGTTTCATGGAGACCGGTATTCGATATGAGAAGACCTTCCTAGACGCGACTAAAATCATGCTAGACCTGGCCAAGGATATTGCTACTGATACCGGTAATTACTCGGTACGGTGCCCTGGTAGCGGGTTCTTAAAGACCATCAAGTGGGAACAAGTTGAGCTTGCAGAAGACCAGTATATCCTTCAGGCTTTCCCAACGTCCGCTCTGAGCCAGAATCCGGCTAGCCGCTTACAGGAAGTTCAAGAATTACTGCAGGCTGGCTTTGTGTCCAAGGAAGATGGGATGAAGCTTCTAGACTTCCCAGACTTGAAACGTTACTACAATATGACTAACTCGGGGCTTGAAGACATTGAGAAGCAAATCGAAGTTATCATGGAAGAGGGCGATTATCAGACCCCAGAACCTTACCAGAACTTGCAACTAGGGCTCCAGAAGTTCCAACAGGCCTACTTAATGTATAAAATGCAGAATGCGCCAGAAGACCGTTTGGACCTACTGCGCCGCTGGATGGAAGACGCTAAGGCCCTCATGGACCAGGCGGTTGTGGAGGCCCAGGCCCAAATGGCCCAGGCCCAGAATCAGGTGTCTGCGGAGAATCCTCAATTAGGAGCCGCCGCAGCCCCTCCAGTATCCGACATGTTACCAGTTACAGGCGGCTAGAAAACGCTTGTACAACCACGCTCAATTATGAGCTTTTAAGTAAAATCGTTTAAAGGAGAATTTATGTCAGTAGAAGGTTCTACAACACCGTCAGCAGCAGTACTAGCCGAAGCATCAGGAGCTCAACCAGTGGCCCCAGAAGCCCAGGCAGCGGCCCCAGAACAGGCCCCAGTAAAGCCCCAAGACGACAAGTTTGCGGCCAAGTTTGCAGCCCTTGCTAGAAAAGAGAAGGAACTGCGAGATAGCCAAGGCAAGTTTGTCAGTGAGCGTCAAAGGCTTGAACAAGAACGTGCTGAAATGGAAGCTTGGAAGACTGAGCAAAAGACCGCTAAGGACGCCCTACTAAACGAGATTAAGGGTAACCCCCTAAAGTGGCTGCAAGAGAATGCTGGGTACGATTTTGAGGCCCTCACTAAAATGCAGTTGAATGAGCAAAACCCTACCCCCGAAATGCTGATAAAGCGGACTCGTGAGGAGCTGGAAAGTGGGTACAAACGTGAGTTAGAAGAGTTACGTAACGCGATGAAGGCAAAGGAAGAGCAGGAAGAGAAGGCTCAGTTTGAGCAGACTGTTTCTGGCTTTAAGAGCCAAATCTCGTCGTTTATTGACTCTAATGCTGACACTTATGAATTGATTAAGATGAATGACGCACAAGAATTAGTATTTGAAGTGATTCAGGAGTTCTACGAGTCGTCTGGTAAGGTTCTCTCTATCGAGGAAGCCGCCAAACATACAGAAGAGCATCTTGAAGCAGAAGCTAGGAAAGTATTTGAAGCGAAGAAGTTCAAACAAACTTCACAACCCAAAAGCGAAGAACCAGCAAAACAGACAGCGCCAACACTGTCGAACACTTTAGCCGCAGAAGTGCCAGTAACGGGCAAAAAGAAGTTATCCAGGGAAGAGTCTTTAGCGCAAGCTGCAAAGATGATTCGATGGAATGAATAAGTAAAGAGTGTCCCTTCAAACGGACAAAACGAATACACAAACATAACTTATACATCTCTTGAAAGGAGATTACAATGGCTCTCGACTTATCAACATTTGCACCCGCGCTTAAAGCGCATTATACTGACGACCAAGTAGAAAACATGGTATACCAAGACAATCCTCTTTTGGCTATGATGCCAAAAATGGAGAGTTAACACCAAGGCTCCCCCTCCTGGTAACAAGAGGGTAAACACTGGAGAAAATCGGTGGAAACAGTTGAAAGACTGCAATACCGAGGTAAGTAGGACTTAAATAACCCCTACCACCGTAACGCATAGGACCCGAAACTGAAACAGCGAATCAGAATGAAACGGTCCCACGAGTCTCTGGCAACCTAGTCCTAAAAAGGTTGAAAATGTATGCTGAACTATGTTATAAAATAGATATGGATAATAAAGTTTGTAGTAAGTGTAAGAAGTTAAAAAAACACTCTGAGTTCAAGAAGGATAATCGAGTAAAGTCTGGATTGCAAGCCGCCTGTTATGATTGTGCCTACAGCCTGCGAAAAAAGAATTACGAAGTTTATCGAAAGACTGAAAAGACTAGAGAGTTAAAAAAGTATGGCCTGAGTTATGAAGAATATCAGGAAATGCTAAAAAAGCAAGACTACAAATGTGCAATAGAAAGCTGCTCCAGAAAAGACGGGGATTTTAAACGTGTACTGCACGTTGACCATTGTCACAAAACTGGAAAAGTAAGGCAACTATTGTGCAGCCATTGCAATACGGTATTGGGAAAAGTTAATGAAGACCTAATACTACTGCAAGACCTTACCTTATATCTTATAAGACATAGAAGCGCAGGATAAAAAGCCAGCGCGGTAACAGCCACAGTTTGGTGGTAAAAACTTACCAATTCCAATAATCTACGGAAATCCACAAGGCCGTTCAGCGACGTTCACAACTGCTCAGTCTAACAAGACTAACAGCCAGTTGAAAGACTTCGTCTTGACTCGCGCTAAGGATTACTCTTTAGCTTCTATCGACAATGAGACTATCGAAGCTTCTAAAGGCAATGCCAATGCATTCCTTGAAGCCGCTACTACTGAAATCGATGGCGCTATCCAATCTGCTGCACGTTCACTTGCAATTGCAATGTACGGCACTGGTTCAGGTTCTATCGGTCAAGTTGACGCTTCTACTACCCTTTCTTCACAAACTCTTCAGTTGAAATCAGTTGAAGACGTTACACACTTTGAAGTTGGGATGAAAATCGTTGCTTCTTCTGTTGACGGTGGTGGTTCAGTTCGCTCTGGTACTCTGACAATCGATGGCGTAGACCGTGACTTGGGAACAGTTCATACTACTGTTGCTTTGAACTCTGGTATTTCTGCTATTGCTTCTCAGGACTATATCTTCGTACAAGGTGACTATGACTTGAAAATCAAAGGTCTTCAAGCTTGGCTTCCTAACACTAGCCCTTCAGTTTCAGACAACTTCTTCTCAGTAAATCGCTCTAGCGATGCTACTCGTCTTGCTGGTATCCGCTTCGACGGTTCTGCAATGCCAATCGAAGAAGCCCTTGTTTCTGCTGCTGCTCGTGTTGCTCGAGAAGGTGGAAAACCTGACTATTGCTTCCTTTCTTACAGCAAATTTGCTGATTTGGAAAAAGCTTTGGGTTCAAAAGTTCAGTACATCGACCTGAAAGCTAATGCTGACGTTGGTTTCCGTGGAATGCAAATTTCTGGTCCTCGTGGCGTTATCAAGGTTGTACCTGACCAAAACTGTCCTCAAGACCGTGCATTCATGCTTCAGATGGACGTTTGGAAATTGTACTCTTTGGGTAAAGCTCCAAAAATCTTGGACACTGATGGTCTGAAAATGCTCCGTGACAGCTCTGCTGACAGCGTTGAAATCCGAGTGGGCTACTATGCTCAAATGGGCTGTCGTGCGCCCGGATACAATGCCAATGTACGTTTGAGCTAGGTTTTTAGTATTGACTCCTGGGACCTCCTATGGTAAAGTTACTGTAGGAGGTCACTTGTTTACTGTTTATATACTAATTCATAAGAAGTCTGGATTATTTTACGTAGGGCAAACGGGCAAGAAATTATCGGCTAGGATAGGCCAGCATTTTGCTGACTGTCAGGTAAGAAATACTAAGCTGTATGCGCTAATGAAAAATACAGAAATTCGGGATTGGGTTTGGAATGAGTTGGCGGTAGTGCCTTCAAGAAAAGATGCCATTGACTGTGAAGTATACCACATTAGACTGTGGAACCTTTACGAGAATGGTCTTAACGAGAGGACTGGCTCAGGGCCTAAAACAGAGGGTAGAAATGCCGCTTCTGAAAGAATGGCTGCCTACAGAAAAGAAAACCCAGAACCTTGGAATAAGGGACGTAAAGGACATCTAAGTGAAGAAACCAGAAAGCTGATGAGTGTTGCAAAGCTTAAAAACCCGTCAAAACGGGCGTACACAGCAGAGCAAAGACTTGAACTTTCTGAGAAGTATGGAAACAAAGTGCTGTGCTTATCCACCGGGACAATTTTCCCGTCTATAAGTAAAGCCGCCCAGTTTCATGGATTGTCGCGAGAAAGTGTTCGGGACGTTGTAAACGGTAAGCGAAGTCATACAAACGGACTAGTATTTGAGAAACTAAATAACAAACATGCTGCGGCTGATAAAGCCTCAGACTAAACGAAAGGACAAATAAAATGGCTAATAGAAATTATAATAGATATCAGGCTCTTGAAAAAGAAGTAAAAACACTTTTTGCTAAGGTTGCAATTGGAAGTACTGGAGCGCCTACTATAGACGCATCTAAGTCACTTGGTATTGCTTCAATCACACGCACAGGTGCTGGCGCTTATGAAGTTACGTTACAAGATAAGTACATGAGACTTATGCACTTGGACGTTCACATTCAAACTCCATCAGCTGAAGATATCAAAGCTCACCTTATTGCTGATAACGTTGCTTCTACTGCTAAGTTCACATTCCGTTGTGATACTGCAGGAACAGCTACTGACCCAGCTTCTGGCGACAGCTTTCTAATCCGCGTTGATTTGAAGAACTCTAGCATTTAATAGGGGGCTTTCATGTTAATGAAGGACAATAAAAAACAAATGGTTTCGTTGATTGTGGGAAAGGCTAAAGGCCCTAATCACATCGACAATCTGAAGCCTGAAGAATCGACTGAACTCCCTCCTATGAAAGATGGCGTTCAAGTTGATAATTCAGTACCTGCAGAAATGGCGGCAGAGGAGCTTATCTCAGCAATTGAGACAAAATCCCCTAAAGCTATTGTTGAGGCTCTTAAGGCCTTGATGGAACTTTTAGACGACTAATAGTTTTATGCCCGGGGTTAGCGCCCTGGGCTTTTTTTATCATAAAGGACTAAATAAATGTCTATAACCTTACTTCAATTGCGAACTCGCGCTAGACAAATCTCAGATATCGAGAACTCGCAGCACGTTACAGATGAAGAATTAACCAGCTACGTTAACATGGCTATTGCAGAATTGCACGATTTGTTAATTGGAGCCTACTCATCTGATTATTATATATCTTCTTCTACATTTTCCACGGCGGCCAATGTTACAAATTACAGTTTACCAGCTGATTTCTATAAACTTAGGGGTGTCGATGCCGCCATCAATGGAGATTCGTACGCTTCTCTTCGACCATTTAACTTCAACGAACGCAATCGTAACGATTCTTTTTCCTCATGGGGACTAATGACTGGGCCGTCTATTCGCTATAGGCTATTGGGCCCTAACCTTGTATTTAGCCCGGCACCAGACGGTATTTATGCAATCAGGCTTTGGTATATTCCACAAGCCACGGTCCTAGTTGCCGATTCTGATGTTTTTACAGACCTTAACCAGTACTCTGAATATGTGGTATATGATGCCGCTATTCGCATGCTAACAAAAGAAGAGTCTGATATTTCGGCACATCTTGCAAAGAAAAATGAAATCATTAAGCGTATTCAAGAAATGGCTCAGAATAGAGACGCGGACCAGCCCGAGTCTGTAAGCGACATATACGCCGAAAATAATGATTACTACTGGTATAGAGGCTCTTAATGAGTAGGAATAAGGCCTTCCGCAAAGTTACTTCTGGGGACCGCAATATATCGCAGCTGCAGAGTAACGTGGACCAGGCTGTATCTGACGTTATTAAAGCGCCTATTTTAAATGGGCGACTTGTAGACGACGTCAAATTAACATCAGCTCCTACTCGAATTGAGCATAAATTGGGCCGTAAGCCAAGTGGCTACATAATAGTTAAGCGAAATGCGGATGCACAGGTATATGATTCATTGGCTAATGAGGAGTCTCCGACTCTGTTTCTGCCGTTGATTTCTAGTGCTGATGTGACCGTTTCAATTTGGATTTTTTAAGGGGATTTTAAATGGCTCTTCAAAAGCAGAATTACTTTCTCTCGATTACTGACGGTCTAGATACAAAGACCGATGAAAAGAACGTTATCCCCACACGGTTTTTAGAGCTAGAAAATTTAATTTTTACGAAAACTGGCGCTGTTTCGAAACGTTTGGGATACCAGGCTATGCCGGTAGACGTTGTTGGTCAGCCGGACTTATCAAGTGGAAATGCGTTAGCAACTTATAATGAAGAGCTTGTGCTGTACTCTGAGAATCAGGTATATAGCTTCTCCGAGGCCCAACAGCAGTGGAATTTGAAAGGTGACTTGAATGCGGGCGTGCCGGCCTCTGAATCAGTTGCTAGTACTGGCGAGATTTTATTTACTCCATATTATGAGCAGCTTGGAGACTACAAGTGCTACGTGTACCAGGCGCAGGGCCCTACATTCCAAGGGACACGCTATAAGGTCATAGACTCCATAAGTGGCTCAGTTCTGGGCGAGGGGGCAATTTCGGGTGCCGACCGTGCCAAAGTCGCCGCAATCGGCACACGCTTCGTTATTATTTATTTGGACTCTTCGACCAATCTTAAGTACGCGTTTATAGATACATCAGACTTTAATACCATAATTGGTCCTACGACTGCTATGACTTTAGTGGGCGGCCTAGACATTAAGAAAATTGACCAGCGTGTATTTATTGTTGGTACTGGTACAGGAACTGACTATCAAATTGCTTATATTGACGCGTCTTATGTCTTGAGTTCAGTTGTAATTGGTGGCGTCGCGTTTCCAATCACGGCCCCAGACGTTTGCCAGCTAGGCACAAACGATGTTCGAGTATCATACATTAAGAATAATTTAGGCACTAAGAGCGCGGACTCAATTGTACACAATTACAACTTAACAACAACTTCAGGTGGCTTTACCACTACTCTTGGTGGCCAAGTACCCTTTAATATAACGTGTGTTAATAAGGGAACATCAAATTCAGTATACATTTCTACAAACTACAGCGTTGGTGTTTCTAGCCGCCGCATCTACTCCATTCAAGCAAGTTCAACTGGCACATTAACCGGCCAGACCCGCTTATTCAGTGAGTGTATTTTGCAGTCTAAAGCAGTCACTTATAATAACGTGGACTACTTTATTCTTGTCAAGGACGAATCAACGGCCGTGCAACGCACTATGCGCACCTATGTAATGGGGAATTCCAACGGTAAGATGGTGTCTGTATTTGACCCCGACAACTCCCTTGTCTTAGTGAGAACGTCCCTCAATATTTATGCACTAACCAACGTTATTTTGGATGGAGCGAAGGTCTGCTTTACTGGAATTGCGCTGGCTGAATTTCAAGATGAGGAGAATACGGTAAATGGCCAGATTACTGTGCCAACCACAGTTAAAGAGTACTGTGTAGATTTTAGCCCCACATCAAATTACTTCGAGGCGAAACTTGGCGCGGACTTACATATTTCTGGCGGTATTTTATCGATGTATGATGGAAAAGAGGTCGTGGAGCATGGATTTATCGAAGTTCCTAGGGCCCCTGAAAACGCCGTTGTAAGTTCTGCAGGAGCTACTCCAGGCCTTGGCTTAACCAGCGGAGTGTCTACTTATCAGTACGTAATTGTCTATGCTTGGAGAGATAATCAGGGACAACTACACCGCAGTGCCCCAAGCTCTGCCTATGAAGTTAGCGTACCTCAAGCGTCTCCAAACTATTCGGAGGTCCAGCTAAACCTGTTTACTACTACGCTAACGGCCAAGGAAGGTATTGAGATAGAACTATATCGCACTGAGGCTAATGGCACACAGTTCTATAAAGTTCTTGAGGGCAATTCTGGGGCATATAGCAGCCGAATATTTAATTCGTTTGATTCTGATATTGTGGTTTTCACCGACGATGTTTCTGATGCGGATTTAATCATGAACGAGGCACTGTACACTACAGGCGGTGTCCTAGAGAACATTTTTGCAATTTCCTCTAAGCACATTGTTTCATACAAGAACAGGCTAGTTATATTAGGTGCAGATGGCAAGACTCTACAGTACTCAAAGCTTCGCGAGACTAATGGGCCTGTAGAATTTAATGACTCTCTTATAATTAATTTGGACGAATTTGGTGGACCAGCTACAGCCCTTGGGGTTATGGATGACCACATTATCATATTCAAAGAGCGTGGGATGTTTGCTTTTACAGGCGATGGTCCAAATAATCTGGGTCAGCAGGATGATTTTAGACAGCCCTATTTAATAACGTCTGATGCCGGCTGTATTGAGGCCAATTCGGTCATACGCACACCAGATTCACTTATGTTTAAATCTGATAAGGGTATTTACGAGCTTCAGAGAAATTTTCAAGTAACGTACATCGGGGCCCCTGTAGAATTATATAACGATAATACAGTGTCGTCAGCCACTCTACTAGAGACTACTAATGAAATCAGATTTACTACAGTAGAAGGTCGGACTTTGGTCTATGACTACTTTCACAAGCGGTGGACAACTTTTACAAATATGATAAGCCAAGACGCCGTAACTTATAGAAATAAATATTGCTACTTGAAGCCGGATGGTACCGTTATGGTTGAGACTCCTGGCTACTACTTTGATGACGGCGACTATATTACTTCTAAACTAACGTCCGCCTGGATTTCTCTAGCTGGCATACAGGGCTTTCAGCGCGTGTACATGTTAGAGCTGCTGGGTAATTATAAGGCTAGCCACATATTAAACGTTCGCATAGCCTACGACTTTGTAGATACTTATTTGCATGAAGTGGATATCACTCCGGCAGTTGGCCAGCTATATCAATTTAGAATTTACCCAAAAATCCAACGTTGTGAATCTTTCAAGTTTAGCATTACTGATGAGCCGGGCTCTGAACTAGACGAAGGTCAAGCATTTACACTTTCTAATATCGCGGCTACTGTTGGTCTTAAAACTGGGCTTAACCAAGTACGTTCATTTGGAGCGTCATAGGATGGATTCTAATTATGCCTTATATATTAGAGAACGAGAAGGTAAAGACATTTATGAGGACGAATATGGCTTCGCCACCTACGTGTTTTTACCTGAGCATTGCTATATTGAGGATATTTTCGTCAGAGAGCAATATCGGACCCGTGGCCATGCTTCTCGCTATGCAGATGCAATAGCCGCAATAGCGGTTGAACGTGGGTATAAAAAATTATTAGGTTCTGTATGCCCATCAGCGAAGGGCTCAGATACAAGTCTTAAGGTCTTAATGGCCTACGGCTTCAAACTAGCGTCGAGTGAAAAAAATATTATTTACTTAGAGAAGGAGATTTAAGATGGGAAGTGCAGTAAAATCAGTTGGGAGTATTTTTAGTACAACGTCTGGTGCTGGTGGTGGCGGACTATTTTCGGACGTTTTAGGCGGTCTCGGCCCCAAGTATACAGACACCGATGCGTTGCAGGGAATTTCAAACCAGCAGCAGGCCGGAGCAGCAGATGCACAGGCTCAATTAAATGCACTGGCTCCCCAACGCTCACAGTTTGGTCAAGCTCTAGCTAATCAGGCTCTAGGCAAAGCCCCTTCAATTGCCGAAGCTCAGCTTAAAATGGCTATGGACCGAAATTTGAGCCAGCAGATTGCCGCTGCAAAGGCTAATAGGGCGGTTAACCCGGCTTTAGCGGCCCGTAATAACGTGCAGCAAGCTAATCAGTTGGCACAGCAAACGGCACAGCAAAGTGCTGTAAACAGGCTAGCAGAGCAGCAAGCGAATCAACAGGCGTTTGGTCAGTATTTAGCTCAACAGCAAAATGCTGGGGCCGGATACTTAGGAGGAGCAGGGCAAACTCAGTCCGGTGTTATGAATACTCAGTTCGCCAATCAACAGCGTGGTATTAACATGTTTAAAGGCTTGGCTGAGGCCGGCGGGCAAGCGGCCGCACTATCAGATAAAAACTTGAAGACCCTAGTTAAGAAATACAACAAAGGTGGAATGGTTAAAAAGTCCAAGGCTGCAGCTTATTGCGCTCCAGAAAAAATGGCTAGCGGCGGGATGGTTTCGGCTGCAAATTCCATTGATAATATTGTTGGTGGGGCTGGAGTACCAGATGATTTTGCTGATAAAGAAGGTATGCAGCAGAGTGGAAAGGATTGGGGAAAGTTTTTAAGTTCCTTGAAAACTTCTCCTGCACCAATGGACGCCATGGGAGCTGGTGGTATTGAAATGGGCGGCCCTTTGATGGTGGCCAATAAGGGCGGAACTGTGCCCGGCAAAGCCCCCATTGCAGGCGATTCTGAGAAGAATGATATTGTGCCAGCTCTTCTAAGCCCTGGCGAAGTCGTAGTGCCAAGAACCGTAGTTAATAAGGGTTCTAAGGCAATTGCTAAGTTCGTGGCTGAAACAATTAAAAAGGAAAAAAATGTCACTGATAAAGTACAGAAAAAGTCTGAAGGTGGTAAGGTTGACGAATTTGACCCTAGAAGCTTTTTAGATGCTCTGCAAGCCACTTCTTTTGAGTATAAGAAAGAAGCTAAGGGCTTACCAGGAGCTGGCGAAGGCCGTAGACTTGGTATTATGGCACAGGACCTTGAGAAGGCCGGCCCAGTTGGCAAATCAATGGTAAAAGAAACTCCAAATGGAAAACAAGTAGACATGGGTGCTGGGTTCGGCGCTATTTTGGCCGCCCAATCATCCCTTAACGAACGTTTAAAGCAATTGGAAACTAAATGGGGAAAGAAGTAATTTATGGCGGATAATAAATTATTAGAAGGCTCCAATGCTCAAGCTGTTGGAGAGATGATAGGTAGTTTCTGGGACACAATTACTTCAGGCACTCCTCAATCTGCTAAAGATGAAGCCAATAGACTTGCTGAACGTCAGGGGATTGAAGCTCCTTATCAGGCTCCCCAGCAACCGCAAATGCCCCCACAGGCTCAATTGCAAGCCCTACAACCACGATTACCAGTGGTAGCTCAAGCGCAGCCGCAGCAAGCCGCTACGGCCCCTGAACAATTTGAGCAGTCTGCTACTACAATAGCACAACCTCAACAAATTCAGCAGCCGCAAGATTTTATGAATCAGGCCCAAGGTCTTATGGGTCAGCAAAAGGCCATAAATAATACATTGGCTGATGCGGCAGTACAAAAAGCGCAGTTTGAGGCTAATGCCAATCGTGAGCTTGCTAGACAGCAAGAGCAGGACATGATTTTAAAGCAAGAGCAGCAGGTTAAGCGTCAGCAAGAGCTTGATAATCAAGTTCAGACCATGAACCAAATGCAGGCCGACTACGCTAAGTTCCTCTCTTCTCCAGAGGCTAAGGTTAAAACTAATAATCTTTGGGAGAATATGGGTACGGGCCAAAAGGTTCTTGCCGGGATTTCTTTGGCTTTGGGCGCCCTGGGTGCCGGTAACACTGGTAAAAATGGGGCCGTAGAAGTTATTGGTCAGGCGATTGATAGAGATATCGATGCTCAAAAAAATAACATTAAAATGCAGGCCGAAGGTAAGTTGCAGAATTATAACATGCAGAATAATCTGTATGCACAAATGATGAAAAAGTATCAGAACGAGGACCAGGCTGAGGCCGCGGTTCGTTTGCTTCGTTTGCAACAAGTTCAGTCACAGTTAAATGCTGTAGCAGCAGACTACTCAGGCACCCAGGTAAAGCAGCAGGCAAAGTTGGCAAATATTGCGCTAGACCAGGCTATGTTGCAGCAGAAGCAACAATTTGCAGCCGCAGCACAGCAGAAAGAGATTCTCAAAAGTCTATCTGGTGGAGATGATATAGCGTCGGTAATTGGTATGATGCCTAAAGAAATCCAAGAGAAGTATGTTCCTGGATACGGTATTGCGTCAAATCCAGAAAATGCAAAAGAATTTCAAAAGGTACGTGCTACATTAGAGCCTGCAATCACTGGAGCAGTTACGATTCAGAAGATGCTTGGGGATTTTAATCGTGTTACAGACCTTAAAAAACGTGCGCAGATTCAATCCGAAATGAAAGCGCTTGCAGGTCAGTTACGGGTCCCATTTACCGGACCTGGAGCTTTGACTGAGAAAGAATATGACCGATTAATGGATACTTTGGGTGACCCTACATCAGTCACCTCAATGAGTAATATTCAAAAGGCAAAATTACAGCAGGTTCTGAATAAATTAAATAGAGACCTTGATAATTCTGCAGCTCAGTTTGGCTTGCCTCGTAAAAATAAGAATATTCAATTAAAAACACTCGATAAGGCGGAATAAGTGGCTGAAATCCCAAGTGCGTTATTACCTAATGAGGCTTTACCGGTCTCTGAAGAAATGCCCCAAGCTCTTGGAGATACTCCTATTGTTACACCTACTGGTAATGTAGATGGCAATTTAATGTCACTATATGACCATAAAAATGGTACAGTACTAGCTATTGAGCCTACTGAGGCCGAAACTTACTTAAAAACTGGACAGTACACGCTTCCAAAGGGCACCCGCGTTAACGTGGTGGATGAGAATGGCGAGGCGGCGTCTGTAGATTCATCTGAAGTTTATAATGCGCTACAAAGCGGTTACAGAATGGAGCAGCCTCAGGAAACTGAGCAGCGGCGCGCACAAGAGAAGTATGGTGGCGTAGGCGGTCAAGCGGCCGCTCTAGCGGCGGGGGCTCTGCGAGGGGCTTCATTTGGTATCAGTGACCAGTTGTACGTAGGGGCTGGCGGAGAGCCTGAGACTTTGAGAGGCCTAGAAGAGGCTAATCCAGCGTCTAGTATTGTAGGGGAGGCTACCGGTATTATAGCGCCAGCCATATTCACTGGTGGAGCGTCGACTGTTGCCGGAGCCGGTGTCAAGGGCGCCGCAGCAGCTGGGCGTGCAGCAGAACGTTTAATTGCTAAACAGGCTATTAAAGCTGGGCTATCAAATCCTCTGGCAAAAAGTATTGCAACTAAAATTGTGCCGGCTTTTGTCGGTAATAGTGTCGAAGGCACGTTTTATGGCGCCGGTCAATTGCTGTCGGAAGACGCCCTTGGTAAAGCCGATTTGAACGCTGAGAATTTGGCAGCTTACATAGGAACAGGGGCGCTATTAAATGGGGCTTTTGGTGCCGCGTTTAGTGGGGCCGGTCAAGTACTAGATTCGAAAATATTTAAAGGAGCCACTAGACCTATTGCTGATTATGTTGAGGGATTTACTGCTAGAGACAAAGCTGCTCTAGATGTTCTTGGGTACACGCCGGCAAAGGCCGCTAAATTGGCCGAAAAAAATCCAGAACTTAAAAATTCTTTAGCCGATATACTAGTGAAGAACGTCGGCATGTCTGTGGATGATGATGCGGTTACCTTAGCTGCAAAAATTAGTAAGTTGAAAGATGATGCTGGAAAGTCTCTGGAGTCGGTTTTGACTAAGGCCGACGATACCATGAAGTCGCAGGGGCGAACTATTGATAGTGAGCTGCTATATAAGGATTTGGCGGATAAATTAGAACAACGGTTTCTAGGTGGCAAGAACTTGAGTAGCCCGGAATATCGTTCTATTAGAAAAGAAGTTGATAATTATTATTCTGAGATTTTGAAGAGCTCCCAAGAGGGGGGCCGAATGAGCCTAAAAGACCTGCATTTTATTAGAAAAGGCGCGGACTCTAAAGGTTATGCAGCCAATGGGATGCCGGTTGATTCTATTGAAGGACAGATGGCACGGTTTGCAAGACGCCACTACGATGATGTGCTGAAGCAAACAATGGCTAATACTGGCGACGATAGTTTGAGGGCAGCGTTCTCCGATGCTAATAAGTTGTACTCTTTTGCAGCTGAAGTAGGTCCTAAAATTAACTTAAAGGCTTCAAAGACCGAGCGCTTAAATCCTTTCTACGCAACTATTTTGGGTGGGGCCGCGGGACAAATGCTGGGCGACGGTGACGCAAGCTCAATTGGTATTGGGGCCATAGCTGGTCTTGCCGGACGCTCATTTCTGATGAGTGACTTGCGACGTAATCTGGTAATTTTAGGTAAAATTGAGCAGGGTCGTCAAGCTGTTGGTCGTGCTGTGAATAGTACTGTAAAAGCTTTTGGGGAAGGTACACGGAGCGCCGCTCGTGCAGCTCAAACGTCTGTTCCCTCCATTGTCAATTCTTCGCTGGCTCAGAACTACAGCAACGGTAAGTCTGAAAAACCACGCACTAAGGAACAGGCCTACAATAACATTTTAAATAACATTAATAGTTTCACGGCGTCTCCAACTTCGTTCATGGAGAAGGCTAATCGTCAGACCGCCAGCCTCTATAAAGCTGCGCCACAAACGTCTGCACAACTAGATAATCTTGCAATGACCGCGATGACGTATTTATCTACTAAGGCCCCTAAGCGGAACGAGAATATTAACTTGCTGACTGCTTTTAGGCCCGTACCACTACCGTCTACTCAAGAACTTGCTAAATTTGCCCGAATCTTAAATGCGGTGGAGAAGCCAATGGATGTTCTAAAGAACTTGGAACGTGGGACTGCAAGCCGAGAGGAAATGGAAGTTTTGAAGGACGTTTATCCGTCCACGTTTGCAGAATTACAAGAAACGTTTATGGCCGAATTACCGAAACTGCAGAAGACTATGCCTTATAATAGGCGTGTGCAAATGGGCCTATTGCTGGGCGTTCCAGCCGATGCTTCTATGCTCCCACAGAATATTCTAGGGCTTCAAAATCTATTTCAAACTAGTCCGGACCAGGGTGGTGGAGTGGTAAATCCCACAGTAGGGGGCCTTAAGGAGCTTGGTGGGGCCACAGGGCTACTAACTCCGCTTCAGCAGGCTCAGGCCGGCCTTGGGGACGATTAAATAGACTAAAACACTTATACAGACTTAGGCCGGGAAGGACCCGGACAGACCAATAAGGGGGACTTAAACATGGGTCGTAAACACGTTACAAAACTAGACCTTTTTAAAGGCGAGGACAGAGACATGTCCGGCGCTTTGACTAGCCGAGAAATCGACGTTTCTGAGCTCGATAAGGCATCAATTCACTGTTATTTTGACGCTGGAAATGAAGGGACTGTGGAAGTCCAGGTTCAGCACTACAGTGAGTATCCTGAAGAGGACCAGTGGATGAGCTTGACTGCCGGGCAAACGCCTTGGACGGTTGAGGCCGCTGATGAAGAAATTCTAATAACTTTAACTGAAGTTCCATTTGTTAAGCTTCGCCTAATTTGGACCCCGACAGCGGGAACTGGCGATATTGTGGCCTATTTAACGGCCAAGAGCACGGGAGCGTAAATGGCTAAACAATTTTTATGGCCTAATCCGCCGGTTACAATCGATACTACGGGACTTGCTACTGAAGCTAAGCAGGACGCTCAAATAGTCATTGCTAACGATACATTAACGGAGTTGCAGGACTTCCATGCGGATAATACTGCGGAGAATGCGGCCCTAGACTCGTCAATTGATGCGGTAAATACAAGCGTTGGTACGGTCAATACTTCTATTGGCACTGTTAACACATCTATCGGCACCACTAATACCACACTAGCAGGTATAGACACTGAAATCACTGATTTGGCGGCTAAAAGCGCATCTTCACTAGTAAGTGAGGCGCACGATTATCTGTCTCTTACCTACGTTCCTTCTGGAAACGGTGTGGGAGAAATTCAGACTGTGGTTTATAAAGACGGTGGAGCCGGCGGTACGACTGTGGCCACTTTAACTTTAGCATATGACTCAAATAATAAACTTGTCACTGTGACGAGGTCTTAATTATGATTTTGGCAATAGACAAGTACAGTGATAAGCGGGCTACGAAGTGGATAGTAGTCTGCGGGTCTTGCCAGACCGAGCGAATCGTCGGATATGCTCAGGCTTGGAACATTAAAGCAGGTAACACTAATAGAGATTGCAAAAAGTGCTTACTATTGTCCGGCAGAGTAAATATAAATTTAAGTGGACTAGAAAAAGGAAGAGTAAAGCACTCAAGTTCTAAAGGACATCAAAATAAGGGCACACTTTACAGAAATATCTTTGTTCCGGTCTCAATGTCTACGAAAAATAAGCAAAGGGCGGCTAAACTTGGTAAATGTGCGGAAGACGCCAATAACTGGCAGGGGGGCCTAACTGAGATAAATCTTAAAGTTCGCAGGTCTGCTCCCTATGCAGCTTTTAGGGCAGCGGTTCTAAAGAGGGATAATTTTAAATGTCAAAACTGTCCAAACAAGCATGGACTACACGTTCACCATATTCAAAGTTTTAGTAAGTTTCCGGAACTTCGATTTGAAGTCGGTAATGGGCTAACTCTTTGCAAGTCTTGTCACAAGGGGGCACACAATGTCTAAATTGGTGTTTAATCCGGCTTCTGGACAGCTTGATATAGTTTACGATAAGGCTTCAGAAATTTCATACGTTCCAAGTGGCGACTTAACGGAAACAAACGTTCAAGATGCTATTGACGAGCTTGAGGGTCAGCTTCTAGCGTTGCCGGACCCGATTACTTATATCGGCACATGGAACGCCACTACAAATACACCAACACTTGCCAATACTGACACTGGAAAAAATGGCTGGTTATATCAGGTCACTGTGGCCGGCTCAGTAGATTTTGGGGCCGGTGCCATAAGTTTCGAAATTGGCGATAAAGTTGTCAATAATGGAACGTTGTGGGAAAAATGGGACATGACAGATGCAGTGGCCAGTGTAAATGGGCAGACTGGGATTGTGGTTCTGGACACAGCTGACATTGCTGAAGATACGAACTTGTACTTTACCGATGAACGTGCGCAAGATGCTGTGGGCTCTATTGTTGCCAATACTGCGCGAATCGATTTAACTTACGACGATGCTGGTGCTTCTATTTCTGCTGACCTGGTGGCCGGCTCCGTGTCTGATACTTATTTAGCTGCAGGTATAGACGCGGTAAAAATAGGTGCAGGCTCTGTAGATAATACGGAGTTCGGCTACTTGGGTGGCGTTACTAGTGATATTCAGACTCAGTTGAATAATAAGCAAGCAACGATTACTGGAGCAGCTACTACTATAGTATCGGCCGACCTAACAATTGACCGTGCGGTTGTGTCTAATGGGTCTGGCAAGGTTGCAGTGTCTGCTACTACTGCTACAGAACTTGGATACGTCAGCGGGGTCACTTCAAGTATTCAGACTCAATTTAGCGGCAAGCAGGACACGATTACTGGGGCAGCCACAACTATTACTAGCGCTGATTTAACGGCCAATAGGGCTGTGGTATCTGACGGCTCTGGTAAAGTAGCAATTTCGGCCACAACAGACACCGAGATTAGCTATGTAAGTGGTGTTACTAGTGCCATACAAACCCAGTTAAATGGAAAACAAGCTTCTGATGCCACGTTAACTGCGCTTGCAGCCTACAATACTAATGGGCTAATGACCCAGACTGCTGCAGATACTTTTACAGGCCGCACGATAACTGCTGGTTCTACGAAAGTTGCTGTGACAAATGGTGACGGTGTGGCTGGCAATCCTACTGTGGATGTTACAGAGTCCAATTTAACGTTGGATAATATCGGTGGGACTTTGGGAGTTGCCAAAGGTGGGACTGGGCAAACAACTTATACAAACGGCCAACTACTAATTGGTAATACGACCGGTAATACGTTAACAAAGTCCACCCTGACAGCTGGCTCCGGCATCTCAATTACAAATGGTTCCGGCTCTATTACCATAGCTTCTACGGCCGGATTCACTCCTGTTTATTCAGTATATGAAACGTCGTCCGGACAGTCTATTGCCAATAACGGTTCTAAGTGCATCTGGAATACCTTAGTTGCACAATCAGGCTCAGACATGAACACATCTACTGGCGATTTTACGGTACCAGTAACAGGTGGCTACGAAGTTAGTGCAACGTGCACGTTCAATGCGAATGCTACTGGGGTTAGATTTTTAAGTCTAGACCAATCTGGTAGCGCGTCAAAGAATTACCGTGCGCCAATTCTATTCGCCAATTCAGGAGCTGCAAATGGTGTCGGAGGAACTGCTACATTTAATTGTGTGGCGGGCGATGTGTTAAGCGTGTCTCCATTTCAAAATACTGGCGGAGCATTAAGTTTATCTGCAAGTGCAAGTCAAAACTACGTTTCTATAAAAAGGATATGGTAATATGAGAATATCAAACGAGAATTTATTAGAGTCGGCAGTTGTATTAGACGAAGATTGGACAAGTCGTCCTATTTGGCTAGGGCACATTGCGCAGTATTCAATTAGCGTGTTCTTTACAGGAACCCCTGATGGAGTTTTTTCCTTGGAGTGTAGTAATGATGCGGGGCACCCCAATGCCGAATCAAACGCTATGAAGGTAGAGGGTGTGGATAACTGGACTACTATTACAGGTTCCGCGTCTGTGGTTACTGCGGCCGGAAACATTACCTGGAACGCTGAGAACGTTGGGTACCAGTGGGTTAGAATTAGGTACACATTCAGCGCTAGCACCGGAGACATTACAAGTGCTAGAGTAAATCTTAAAGGTATATAATGGCATCGGTATTTATTCGCTTACCTGGGGGCTCTACTCAGACTAAGCCAACTGTAGTTGTTTATGAGAACTAAAAAAAGAGGTTAAAAATGGCTAGCACATTCATTAAATTGCCCCCCAGTTCAGGTGGTGGTGGTGCTGTAGATTCTGTTAATGGTCAGACTGGTGTAGTAGTTTTAACAAAGTCTGATATTGGTTTAGGAAACGTTAATAATACTTCGGATTTAAATAAGCCCATTTCTACGGCAACACAGACGGCGTTGGACCTGAAGCAGGACGAAATTGCCGGAACAGATAACCGCTTAATTAGAAAAAATAATAGCGGTGTTGTAGAAACTGCTGAAACTTTGCAGGCCTATGATGATGGGGAGCTGGTTCAAAATCCCGATTTTAGTATTGCGGACTCTCAAGGTAAAACCTCGACAAGCTTATCTCCAAGCTTCTCTACTACAGAAAATGCCCCTGCATCATCGGTCACCGCTCTTAATATTAGCCCTTCAATTCCAGATACCGGATTTACGCTAGGTACTAGTGGAACGGCTATTAACGTGGTATCTACTAATCTCAACCATCAGAATACCAACAATATTGGCGGCATTAACCTGCTTACCCAGAACTTTAGTTTAGGTAATGGTACTGACCCCGTTGATGTAAAGGGCGTCGGCTATGCCTTTGGTTTTGGTACTGTAAATAATAACGTTACTATTAGTGGGCCAATTCAGGGCTACGGATTTCAGCCAAATTTAAACGCTGGTTCTACAATGAACAGTTATATGGTCGGATTCTATGATTCAGCCAACGTTGGTACGAAAGTAAACGGGTATCAGTCTGCTAACTTCAGCCCACAAATCGCAGAAATAGCTAATAATAACAACGCTACAATTTTGAACATTAACCCGACAATTGATTCTTTTGAGGGTAATTCTGGAGTTAATGGAGTTTCTATTGCCGGAACCTATGAGAATTTTGGTACTGGTGGAGCGAATTTTATAACCGTTAACCCTACGGCAAATGACAGCACTGCTAGATATGCTACTGGCATTTATGTGTCCATGGATAATATTACTCCTTATCCCGGGGTCCAATCGTCCCTTGTTTTTCAAGACTTAACCTATACTTGGAATTTACCGGGGGATAACAACGCATTTACAGTTGAATACACTCCAGGAGCTACAGCAGGCTCCGAAGTTGTTTCTATTGCTGGCCAGGCCATTGAAGTTCAGATTGAGAGTGGAGTGTCCACTGCTACACAAGTAAAGGCAGCTCTTGAAGCTAATATGGGCTTCAATAGTAATATTACATTGACTATTTCAGGTGTGGGCTCAAATCCGCAAGTCACTGATGGACCGGATAACTTTATCAATGGGGAAAACGTTGGTAGTGTGGTTGCTGCAAACCTTGATGGGGACGTTCAAATAACGGGCTCCCTTTCTTTCGGTGGCGCGCTATCAATTGGCAAGTTAAACGCTTTCGCCTCACAGGCCCTAGTAGACGGCGGCGGAACTCCTACATCTATTCACAGCCTAATTACGCAGCCTACAGTCGGTGATAACGTCACCTTAACTAGTGGCGACTCTATTTCAGTTAATACAGCGGCCCTAATAAACATTGGGACTAATTCTACTGTAGGTACTTCATTTATTGGGGTGGCAGCACTCGGACTTCCGGCAGTTCTTACCATGGGCACAGGCTCCACAATTGACCGTTTATATGCCGCTTTATTCGCGCTGTCACTAGATGCGGGGGCCGCTGGTGGTACGGTTGATGAAATGGGGCTTTGTCGAGCCGTTGCAATACCTAACGGGTCTACTACCGTAAACAATTTATATGGCTTCCTATTTGACTTACCGTTCGGTGACCCTGGCACAACTAGCTGGGGCTTTTACGATAGACCGGGTAAAAATAACTATTTTGCTGGCAATTTATTGATTGGTGGAACAGCTGGCTCAGATGATACTGTGACTAATTCTAGCACAGCGCTTGAAATTAAGTCTACAACTAAAGCCTTCATAAACGCTCGTATGAGTACAGCAGAGCGAGATGCTCTTACGGCGGTGAATGGAATGCAATTATATAATACGACGGTCGATAAGCTGCAAGTTTACGCGGCCGGCAGCTGGGTAGATTTACACTAGGAGTTTACATGAGTTTAGCAGAAGCGTACGAAATACTTAAGAAGGTTCAGAATAAGACGGCTACAAAAGAAGAGCAGGCTCTCAAGCAGCAGGCTTTTGATATTGTTTCTACAAACGCTAATAAAGCTCTTAAGGCCATTATATGACCAAGGAGCAGGCCCTAGTCCTTATCGACCAATTGCTATCGCAAGTTAAGCTAACTCGCCAAGAACATGAGCTTGTTAAGCAGGCCTTGAAAGTACTGGCGTCGTGAAAAAGTGGTTCTTTGACCTATTTAGCGAAAGTTCAGACGTTTCTATGGTCAGATTCTTATCGTTTGTATGCGTTATCGCGGCTTGTATAGTTGCTATATACTCGGTTCTTAAGGGCGCGGACTTAAACGCAGCTTCAATTCTATGTGGAACTTTTTTAGCGGCCGGACTCGGGTCCAAAGTTGTACAGAAATTTGCCGAAAAGGGAGAATCATGAAAAAGAACCAGGCCAGCCTAGACTACTTGCATGATTTGATGGTCAAAATAGACTCCCGTTTAGACGATATGCATGAAGTTCAAGTGCGTCATGATGAGAATTTAAAGGTTCACATGAAGCGGTCGGACCAGAATGAGGCGGCCATAGAAATGCTTAAAAAACACGTTAACATGGTGCAGGGCGTTGGGGGCTTTATAGCTCTACTTGCTCTAGTGGCTACAATATACGCGGCGGTGAAGTAATGGCTGACTGGTCAAAGGTAAAGGCAACTCTTTTAGAGAAATTAAACAAGGCACAAAATACCACGGTCGAACCTGGTGACGAGGCCTTATATAACGACACGTCTAACATGACGAACATGGCTATTAATGCGCTGGGTCTTCCAAAAGAGTGGAAAACTAATCTGGCTGATGAGAAGCGGGCTCTGGCTGAAATGCCTATGCAGATGGGCCTCGGGACTATGGGCTCTATTGGCAAGGTCGGTAAGGCTAAACAAATAGCCGAGAAAATTGGCGCAGCTAAGCCTATGCAGAACGTTGAACAAATAGCCCAAAAATTAGAAGATGCTGTTGCTAAAGGATACAAGCCGTCGGCAGCTGAGGCAGAAGCCGTGGCAAAATTTAGGGGCAAGCAGACTGTGTTGCCAACAGCTCAAGAAGCTGCTGCAAAGCGTGCGCAATTGAATATAAAAGAGCCCGTACAAAACATGTTTGTCGAGCCTCCCAAAAGCCTTGGCGCTTTGGAGAGCACGCAGCAGGGGCTTAAGCGCCAGCTTAAAATTACTACTGGTTCAGGGCTTTAGTAGAGCTTATCCATAACTCGTGCATAAACGTAGTCGTAGTCCTGATTTAAGGCGTCTAATTCCTCGTCTGTCATATCTCGCCCATCATAAGTGGCCGAAGATATAAATGCGTCACAGAAGTCTGGATAATCTCGTGTATCAATACCGTCTACTGTAACATCTTCAATTTTGCTGTAGTCTAATTTCATATTATCCCCCACTTGACCAGTCTCGGTAATCTCATCACATGTAATTTGCCTGCGCTCATGCTCATCTACAATGCCTACATAAGTCCCAACGCGCTCTGGGATGCGGTCCTTGATGCACTGCTCAAGTGCTTTTAGGCTTTGCGTGTTCATAAACTCAAAATACGAAATAGCTGCCTGGTGATTAAGTCCGGAATTTCTCAATATAATATACTCATCGTAAAAACGTTCTAAGGTTATTGCCATTTGGCCTCCTGCATAACGTATCGGAATATTTATAGTAAAACTTTAGGGCTTTACGGATAGTACATTCGCTCTACGGCCACAGAATCACTTTCAATGTCTGAAATAACAAACTCTTGTTGAGCTCCGGACACGTTTTTTAGAACGTAGCGTACAAAGCCTGCTGTTACTGTGAATTTCCAGGCCCAGTTATTAGCGTCTATTTGCTTAGAGTCCGACGATTTGAAGGTTGTCTGATATGTCCAGGGGCCCTTAGCACTTGTAGCTGTGTATAAGCTGATTTCGCCAAACGCATAAATTCCCGTAGCATTATTGCGGAACTGGAATTCGTGGAACTCAAAAATGCAACCATAGTCCACGTCTATGTAACGTGTTTCTCCGGGAGGTACGAGGCCGCTAAATACGGCCGAATCTAGGGACCCATCAAAAAGGTAGTAGAGAACCTGGTCATAGGCCGGCGCTATATTTGTGGTTAATAGGCTCACTGCTCTATTGCAGTAAATTGGCTCAGGATTCGCCGGTCTATCAAGGACTGGTGGGGATTTTGGCAAGTCAGCGTGGGGGGCGCAAGCACTTAAGAGGGCCAGTAATATTAAGTATCTCATTTAGCATCCTTGTTTTGAGCAGTATGGGCACTTTTCATAGACTATTGTGCTGTAAATGCGGCCACAAGACTTGCAGCCGCGTAAGTAGTTAATTAGCGACATGATAGTACATCGCAGAATTGGCCCGAATTTGTCACTGTGAAAGGGCAGTGTTGCGCATCTGTAGTTTGATAGTTTCCTGGAGTGAGCACACTTAAGAAGCGATTGCCTCCGCTTTCAAAGTACGCCACTAGCTTGCCCGAGCGAGTGCGGAGTACTACTTCGTCAAAACCGGACCCATCTCCGCCACAATCTAAGTAGTCCACAACACTATCTTGAGTCTGTAGGGTCGTAATCGCGGCTTGTGCTGACACTCCTTGAGTTTGCAAGGCCAGTATCTGGGACTGCATAGAAGCTTGCTGTGACTGCAATAGGGCTATTTGAGCGGCCTGTGTGGAATTAGTGAAGCCTTGAGCCGCTGTAATAGTGTAGAGGGCTAGTAAATCATTCTGCACGCTCACTAGGCTAGTTTGAACGCCTTCAATCGACACCTCGGCAATTAGCAGGCGATTGTTCAGGTCTTCTAGTAAAATATCCTGTCTATTATTACGTTCACGCTCTATAGCAATTTGGTTGAGCAGGGACTGGGTCTCAGCGGCTAGTTGATTAGCCCTGGCTGTTTCGGCCGCTAGTAAAGACGCTTGTTCATTAGCCTGGGCTTGCAAATCGTCGTCTTGAGGTGAACCAAAGACCATTTTGCACCCCTGTTCCAAGTCGCCTCCACAATTCTTTGCTACTTGGTCAGGAATTGCACAGCCTACTAGGCCTACACACATTAATAAAGTTATAATTTTGTTAAGCATAATTACTCCTTTGTAACTCTATTGTAGTCTGTAAGTCTTTCAAAAGAAACAAATAGTGTGAACGTGTGGTAAAAGGAGACAGTTTTAGCTGTTTACCAATTTCCACAAACGTGTGGCCATTTAATAACAATTGTAAGACCTTTTCCCGTCTTTTACTTAGGCGTCCTTTTTTGGACAAAATCTGTTCCAAATCGAAACGTGCTGTGCATAGTGTGTAGGAAGCGTCTGATTCTCTGGGCACTGCTGTGGGCTTGTATGACCGTTTCCAGTTTAAGCAGTGGTTTTTCCAGCACGTTACAAGAAAGCCTTTTAAATTGCCTGCAGTTGGTACTGTCTGCTTACGTAAAAACTTGACTATGAAATCCTGGTAAATGTCTTCCACATGGTCAACGTTTCTTATTAAATTATATCCAATACGCTTTAGAAGCCGGGCTTCTGAAACAGCCAAATTAATTAGCGAGCTGTTCAAGCAAGGCTCCTGTCGCTATCTTAGCCAGTAATTCACGGTCTCCGGTTACACCTAATTTGCGATATACTGCTGTTAAGTGATACTTTACGGTCTTTTCCGTAATACCAAGGCGAAGTCCTATTGACTGATTTGATAGGCCCTCTTTTAAAACTTCCAGAACTTTCTGTTCTTGAGTGGTCAACATTTGTGGTTGTGCAAGCATGTATCCTCCATGTGTTTATATTATAGACTATGGTTTGACAGTAGTCTATTAAATACTTTTATTGAGCTCGTACCATGCAAACGCACGCTCAAAGTTGTTTACAGCGTGGCGCTTGCTGGCCCTGTCAATGTCATTTAATAACCAAACCTGCTCTTTGAATGGAAGGCTTGAGAGGCTTAGTGGGCGGCCTTCTGCATCTGTCCACTCAATAGCCTGAACAAACATACTTTCGGAACGTGAGTAGGCAAATTGCACTACAGCATAAACTGCCACGCCACAATCTGTTTCGTAGCTCTCAGTTAAGGTCATGAATTTTGGTTCGTCGTTTAAAGGTCTGTTGCTCATATTGCCCCCTACTATACTTATCGGTCTAGTATGCCAGGACTTTAGTCAAAAAACAAATTATTTTTGTATCGATATAAAACGCCGGGTCAAGGCTATGCGCATGTATATTAAAACTAAGCCACTAAGCGTGAATTCAATGTATTATGGCAATAGATTGCATGGAATGAGGTCTGAGGCCAAGGACTGGCAAGTGAACGTGTTTCATGGGCTGTCGCATTATGAGGCTCAGCTTGGGGCACTGCGGTCTCAATTTAAGAAATCGAAGCACGGTTATACTGTAACATTGACTTGGATAGTTCCGCGTGAAAACTTGTATACGAAGACTGGCGAACTGTCCAGTCGAGTGGCTGATTTGTCGAATATTGAAAAAGCACTAATAGATTGCCTTTTCCTTCCAAAACATTTTTCAAATACACCACCTTATGGTTGCCAGAATTTAAACATAGACGATAGATACCTAAAGACCCTCACTAGTCGCAAAACTCCGGGCGATGAGTGGGCCGTGATTATTAACGTGCGGATTGTGCCTAAGTAGTTCTGCAACCGACTGATATTGGATAAACGGCTTGCACAATTTCCAAAACAAAAGTCTAGATTTGTCAGCGCCGAATATAATTGGTTGTACATAGAAAGCGCCATTATTCTGCCTATCTCCATAAGAAGCATGGTCCCACAAAGGTCTCATCTATACGGCTTTTGCAATTTGCACCAGGAAACTTGTTTCGTATACCATTTTTACCCAATAGTAATCTAATTCAATTTTATATCCACCAAGATATATTACATAACTAGAAAAAAACGCATCTTCATAAATACTTACGGCATCTCTCATGTAGACTGCAAATTGTCCATGAGCACGGCCACGATACCAGTGCCATCTTGGGTCCGCGCTATCATGACTGGACAGTCCTCATAGCTCTTAATTAAGGCTTCCCAAGCTTCAGGAGTAGCCGGAACATCTATAGCGACTTCTATATTGTGACGCTTGGTCAGTTGACGTTCTCCAAATCGACAGAACCGTTGCAGTTTGAGCATGTCTAGGCCTGCGAGAGCTGCTGCTTTGTCATAAAATACTTTCCAGTCGGCTTCAAAAGCCGCGCGAGATTCCAAAGAAACTGGTTGGCCGGATTGACGGTAAAGTTTAAGTTTCATTTATTTAGTCCTTTGAGTTATTAGATAAACTCTCTCCGAAAGCAGTTGCTAGTGATTTGGGCAAAATAACTAAATCCGCACTCAACTCTAGTCCTATAAAATAGTGCTCTTTAGATGCCTCTACTTGAACTCCGTGACCGGGGCCCATATCATTTTCAATTTTAAAATATTCTTCGGTCTTAATAAATCTTAGTTTCTGATTCTGTGTTCTAATTTTCATTTCTCTAGTCCTTCCAAAATTTTCACAAGTTCTTGGTCCATATCATCAGAATATAGTCTTGGATTGTGTTCAGCTGCCAAATCTCGCTGCTCACGACACTTTTTCAGGGCAGCGAGGAGTCTATTAAATTCGTCTGATGATTGAACTCCATCTGGAAAATTTTGCATAGCAATACTTAAAGCTTCGTCTAATGTCATAATAATCTCCCATTCATGCAACTAGCTAATAAATAAATCACAATTAAAGCTGAAGCACTTTGCAATGCGTGGTGAGCAACGTCTGGCCATTTCATTTTCTAAGCTCCTAATTTATCTGTTAAAGTTAAATCCATTAAACTATCAAATAGTTTGCCATTCTTCGCATACACAGAGTAGCCGTCTGCATACTGTAAAGCAGTGCCTTCTATATTGTGCAATTGGCCGACGCTGTTTAAGTGAATTTCGGTAGGTTTTTCACTAAAAATTACCACATTCTCATATAAAAGCGTCCAGCCTACTTGCTTACTTAGTTCCATTAAGGGGCGCAGTTTTTCACAGTCTTTGATGCCACACTGTTCTAGGAAAAACTCATAATAGGACAACCATGCTGCGTCGTGGTTTCCCCAATAGTGCAATTCGCCCCATTCTTTTTGTAGTCCCTGCGACTCGACCTGCGACCGGACCTGCGACTCGACCTGCGACCAGACCTGCGACCGGACCTGCGACCGGACCTGCGACCCGACCTGCGACTCGACCTGCGACCAGACCTGCGACCAGACCTGCGACTCGACCTGCGACTCGACCTGCGACCAGACCTGCGACCGGACCTGCGACTCGACCTGCGACCGGACCTGCGACTGGACCTGCGACGCGACCTGCGACCGGACCTGCGACCGGACCTGCGACGCGACCTGCGACTCGACCTGCGACTCGACCTGCGACCGGACCTGCGACCGGACCTGCGACCGGACCTGCGACTCGACCTGCGACGCGACCTGCGACGCGACCTGCGACGCGACCTGCGACCCGACCTGCGACGCGACCTGCGACGCGACCTGCGACCCGACCTGCGACTGGACCTGCGACCTGGCCTGCAATTCTATTTGGGCACTCAATAAAGGTAATGTTTCTTTTACAAATTTTGCGGCCACAAGCATTTCCATCGGGGAATCTGTCCATATGAATAATGTTGGCTCTGCTAATCCTACCGCTTTATAAGCTTTTTTAACTTCTTGCTCAGCTATTTTGCGGTCAGCTCGATTAGTACATAGGCCTATTCTAGCCCACTTGTCCGCGTAAATTTTAAGCGACTGTTCTTGCTTTTTTGTTAATTTTTTAATCACTTATTTAACTCCTCGTTTCGACGCCAAAATACCACACTAATATTCCATACAGTAAAACCAATTACAATAGACGAAACAGATATTACTAGGCCCTTGTACGATACTTTTCTAATTTCCACGGCCCATCTCCTTATCCACACACTTAGTTACTATTTCGGGCCGAATATCGCCTGGGCCCGTAACCGCACAATTGACTATTCGCTCACTACACTCTATTTTGTCATCTATGTGAATGTTTGCAGAACTGAATGAGCAGGCCGCAGCTATTAGGGTGGCAAGTGCAGTTGGCGTCATTGCATAATCCTAACTGCTACCACGCTCGTAATAGCCTGCACTAGTAAAGTTGCCAAAATAATGGATGAACCACCGGCTAAAAATACAGCCGCTAAAATTGCTGTGTGAATTAATGTAAGTGCTGTTGCCATATTACCGTCCTAACATGCCTTGAATAAAGCCTACAATAACTACAAGTGTGAAATAGGCCACTGCAACTACCATTATAAGTCCAAATAATTCCATGTTAATCTCCTTGTATGTATCTGATAAAAGTATAGAATAAAATGGACCCAATTACAAGCTTTAGTAGGGCTATTGTCAAAATGAGATTCACACTGTGTCCTTTCAGTCTAGCTGGGGCTTTATAATCAAAAGGCCCATCCCACTGTGCCTATTATAAGCCCTTTAGAATCCACACCGAGCCCCACATTGAGCCGGTCAAAGGGTTTTTGCACAAGTACACCATAAGTAGGTTGCAGGGTCTTATAGTCAAACTGGGCTGTCGCGGACACTACAACGGCTGTCTTAGGCACCGGCATAACTGTATTGGAACGTGACGCTTGCTCCTTGGTCTTATCAACTATTTCGGTTATAGTTTCTTTGGTCCCATCAGACCGTGTGATTTCTCGGACAACCGTTTTCACGTCCCGCTTTATAGTCTCTTTTTCAACCTCGATAGTCTTAGGTGCCGCTGAATTACCTTTCCAGTAGCCCAGGCCAAACGCGGCCAATATTACAACTGCTAGTATGAACAATTTCTTGCCTAATTCCATTTAAGCTCCTTTTGCATCTGCAAATGTATATCCAGCTGAAGCGGGGGCCTTTAGCTGCACACTTAAACTAACACAATTCTCCATATTATATTGCACTATTTGCTTGACCGTGTCAACGTCTTTCTCTTCACAGCGGACTATAATTTCATCGTGGATACTTGCACAGATGTAGGCGCTTAAATTGAGGCGTTTAAATTCCTTAGTTATTAGTATAGACGCTTTATTGACAATAGAGGCCGCGTAACCCTGAATTTGAACGTTCGACGCATTGTTTATGGCGTTTTTGGCAAGGCGGGCCATGCGTTTAGCCTGCTCATATTCACGTGGACTCTCATTGTACTCTTTCCACAGCTCTAAGCTGTCAAATAGTAGGGTGCCATACTTTTTATACAGGCCTGGTAATTCTGGAAATCGGCGCATACGGCCAGACAACGTCTTTATGTAACCATATGTGCAGGCAAATTCTCGGGACTGTTTCATCCACTTGGCCAGGTCTGGATAGGCCCCCAAGTACTGCTTAACCAATTTTTCTGCTTCGGACTGTGGTATTCCTAGTTCAAACGCTAATTTATAGCCAGACATGCCATAAGGGATTCCTAGGCTGTATGCTTTTGCCTTCTGTCGTGCTGCTTTATTAATGCGACCCAAGTAAGTCTCTGCTGCCTTGTCAGGGCTAACGCCGGATAAACGCTCGGTGTCAATGGCAATGGTGGAATAAAAGTCATGGTTTCTCCTAAATATATTACGTAGGCCCTCATCGCCTGACACATGGGCAAATATATGGGGCTCCAAACTCTCATAGTCATCGTCTACGAACATGTGCCCTGGACCAGCCACAAAGAACTTACGTACCATGTTCGTATACTTGAGGACTAGAGGATGTTCCCCTGAACCTTCTTCCATAGGTCTTGGAAGCTGCTGTAAATTTGAGCCGTAGCGCCCGCTAACAGTCCTGTGCTGGAAGAATTGGGGGTAGAAAATTCCGTCTTCGGAGCGTTCCAAAATCCCGTCAATATACGTGCCTCGTAGCTTTGATAGAGACCGATATGTCTGTAGCAGGCTGGCCCAGGTGTATTTGTTGGCCATAGTCTCAAGGAACTCATCGTTAATCTGTGGGGCTCCCTTATCTGTGAATGACAAAGCACGCTCATCAAGCATAGCCCCAGAGGATTTGAAAAATAGGCGTTTGAGGTGGTCCGTAGAAAGTAAATTGAACGGATAACGTACTCCTTCTTCTGCTAGTAAGGCTAGCTGAACTTGTTTGATTAACTCTGGGCTTGGTTTAATTTGTTGTGTTGCGATTAAATAGGCTTCTGATTGTGGATTGATTAATCCTTTTTTAACAGCTCTATCAAGGTCCACCTTTGCGAACGTGAATCCGCCCGACTTAGTTCTAGGCCAAGAGTCCACCCCAAGTTGTCGGATAAGCTCTGACTTAAATGCCGGGCTAAATTTGAACGGATAGTGTCTGGATATATACCAGTCATGGAAGTTTCCTAGTAAGGGTTTAATTTGTTCTTGAATTTGGTCCTCAAGAGCCTGCATATCAGCATTAATTTCTACTTGAGCAGATTGTAAGGCTGGGATGTCAACTGGTACACCTTTTAGCTCCATTGGAATAGTGACAAGCTTATATAATTCCATATACTCGTCTTGAAAGAATTGTGTCAGGCCTTGGTGCTCAAGTTCGGACTTAAAATGCTTGTACAGCTGCCACGTCATTTCGGCATCTTTGCGTCCGTACTCCGCCATTAGTTGAGAGCTGGCCTTATAATACTCTGTGGCTGTTCCACCATTGGACTTGATGGATTCAAGCATGGCCTCTTTCTCTTTTGTAACGTCGCGGCCAAGAATCTCAGCGCCTAGTTCTTTTAGGCCGTATGTAAAGCGATTTTCATTGACGCAGTGAGCCATGAGCATTGTGTCGGCACATAGTGAGTTCCACAACTCAATTGAACCGCAAGAGTGGTAAATGAAGCGGGTATCGAACGAACCGTTATGCGTAACAAGAGCTCGTTTTTCAAGCTGCTGTATAAGAAATCGTGCGTCTGCAATGTTAATGGTATCATTTAAAACTCCATTCTCATATGCCTTCAAAATAACGTAGAAACTGCCGGCATCAGAAGCTCCTGAGAAACCTATAATGCTATCTTGGCGTGGATTCAGGCCTGTGGTTTCGATGTCAAACGTCCAGATGTCGGACTTATCAAGTAAGTCTGAGACTTTTACTAAATCTGCTGCGGTCTGAACAATCACATTGCCGCCTTTTCATAGGCCCACGTAATTAGTCCGGATAGGGCTATTAAAAGGATTATGGGAATGGCAATGTCTATAAAAGCCTGTTTAAGTTCTCGCACATTAACATCCTTGTTAAGCTGTGGCCTTATTATAATCCCTATACCACTCGTATTTTTCTTTATCAAATGTAAAGCCAGCTTGCTCAGGGGTAAGCATCAAGTCCGTGACCCAGTCCCTGTGCACTTTCAAGCCCCTTGTAGTATAGCTTCCATTACCCACGCTTGTCAACGTTAAATTGCGCGAGTCGTGTAGGTCCTCTAGCCGTTTAATAAGTTGCTTGGTATCAAAAATCAAAATCTCGGCATTTTTAGAGTAGACGTAAATAAAATATTTGCAGCCGTGTTCAAGGGCCTGCCACGGCCCTCCTGGTCTATTGCCGGACCTGAATTTTTCTAAAAACGCATTAGGCGTGACATCCATATCCCAACTATCCGTTTTAATCTCGCATTTTATGCGTGTGCCTGCAATACGAACGTCCCCTTCTTTGCCATCAAGTGGCTCCATGGTCCCATCAGAGGCATGGATGAAGGCCAGTTCTCCCAGACGACCGCGAGCTAAATCATTTTGAAAATTGGGTTTTGCCTTTGTCCATGTCATATTAAAGTCCTTCCTTAGACTTATTTATCAAATTTAGAATCGTATTTGCCGTTCCAAGCATCTGGGTGTGGAGGTAGGGATGCAGACGGGACGAATATGCGTTTGCCTGATTTTGGCCTAACTGACTGAAAATGGACCCACCCGTTCGTGTATCGAAAGTCCTCCAGGTATAGGCCTGCTTTTGTAATCGTGTCGAGGTTGTTTAAGCACCAGTCGCGCAAGGTGCCAGAACCATCCCTAATGTCTACTGCGTGCCCAGTTATGTGGTTTGACTTTGGAGCGGCACCCTTAATCATGCCGTTTATACTAGCGGGGCGCCAGCCACTTGAAACTTGCATAGGCTTTCCGTACGCTGCGCGGACTTTATTAATACGGATTAATAAGTCATCCAAGTTATCTGAAATGGCATCCGTGTACTCGTCTTTATAATCCTCATCGCGGCCCTGTAGCAGTTCGTCTTTGGTAATCATGTGACCATCCTTAGTCTGAAAAAAATGCCCTGGCTAGGGGGACTAACCAGGGCTGCTGAAGTCTAGTGTCGCTTACTAAGCAACTTCTCGACCATCGATAATAATTGCAACGTCAAAGCTGTGAGCCTTGGTGCCTTTGAATGGGCCCGATGACATTGGGGTTTGACCCAGATACGACACCTGAATAGGTGTGCCAATTACAAGACCTTTATTAGTGGCTTGCTCCATGCGGAATTTCAAGTTGCCCGCAGCTGTGATGTGATACAAATCACCGTTAGCTTTGCGGATTTTGTAAACCGGCTTAGACCCGAATTTAGTATCGCGCATTTGCGAACCTTCATAAGTGCCCTCAGCTACTACACCTGTAGTACCTTCCTTTGCCAGCCGACCTGCATCTACAAATAGAATCTGACCCAGTTGAAGGCCTGAAACTGACTCGAATTGTCCGTTTGCTTCGTTTGTGTTCATCACTTGCTCCTTGTCCCTCTGGGACGGTTAAGGCTCGTTATTGAGCTCTTTTAAATTATTTAGTCTTTTTAAATCTGTCGTCTAGGCTGGGATGTTGGTCCAGCATGTAAATGGCCATGGCTATTGCCGCCATAGCATGGCCCAAGTGACTATGCCCAGACTCCTCATCCTTGTCCACCCCGTCGTTGAACTTGTAAATGTGTCTGAGCGCAGCTCCGATGCAGCGGCTGACTTCAAGGCCGGAGACCTTATAATTTGAAGCGCCATACTTTCGTGCACCGTAAGCGAACGCATGTCCCATCTGCTCCATTGCTTGGCCCGGCACATATTGCAGGGCAGGTTTTTCGGTGTCAAATTTAAGGCTTTTATTTTGCTCAGGCACTTTAGCAGCCACTTTACAAGTAGCGTTATGCAAGACAATACTACCTGTTCTGTTGTAGGGGCATCCGCAGCGCGCTAGTTCTTGACTCATTTAAGCTCCTTTTTAGCTTTGTCGATTAACGTTCGGATTGAGGAATCTTTATAAAATGCTCCGGCCTTATTGTAATAAATAATGCAGAGGCTCCTTATGTAAGCTTTTAATTCTGCTTGACGTTCCATTATACCTCCAAAATTTCTGTGCTAGGCTCAGCGGTTTCTGTGTTGTCATTTAACCAAATACCAGAAGCTTTGCAGCGCTTGTATTTGTCCAGGGCTTCCAGAACTTTTCGTTTACCAGTGTTCATAGTTTCAGCAGACGTTTTGTATACATTGCAACTAACGTCTCGCTTACTAAGCACGATGAAGTAGAAATCAAATGGTTTGCCGAAGTGCTGCTCTGCTACCATTGTGTATAGGGCCGCTGATAAATCGTACTCTAAGTCTTTAAGAGTCTGTTTAAAACTATCGTGCTCCCCAGAATAACCTGTGGTCTTAACGTCAGAAATAATACCGCGTTCTAGCTGTGTAGCATCAAAACGGACTTTAACTGGGACGCCACATAATTCGGCACATATTGTGAACTCAACGTGTGCATCAACAAGAAAGCTTGGCGCGCAGGGGTGGGCTTCATACTGCTTAATGAGGTTAGTAACACGCTCTTTCTGTACGGAAGATATGATAGGACGCCCCTTCGCAACCTCGGCCACAAACTTTTCATACTCACTCCCTCTTTTAAATGCTCCTTGATAAAATGCATAGTCAGATTCTACCAAATGTGGCTCTAGAATCATGGAGTGAGCCAACGACCCATCATCTAATGCATTTTGGTTCTTTGGGGCGGGCTTTTCCTCTCCATCTATGTAGTACTTTTTATATTCCCTAATGTCTTTTAGAATTGTTTTTAAAACAGTTGACGATAAAAAGTTTCTATCCGCATGGTAACATTTATTACTGACGCCAGGATTTAGGCCAAGTTTAAGTTTAGACATGTGCCCATCCCCCCAGTTTAGTACAGTAGTAAATTGTACTTCTGCTTACACCATATTGTCTTGCAAGTTTAGTAGCTGATGTTTGTTTGATAATAAGCTCTTGTCTGATTATCTTTACCTGGTCCTCGGTGAGTTTCGCCATTCCTGATTTTGTGCCGTGATTTTTAGCAGTTCGTCCTTTTTTGGACGCATCTTGCATATTATCTTTTCTAGAGCCTAAAAATAGGTGGGCCGGGTTTACGCAGACTCGGTTGTCGCAGGAGTGACACACATCTTTGTTTAGACCAATGGGGCCATTATATAGCTCAAAAGAAACCCTGTGAGCATAAGAAGTTTTGCCCTTTTTATTAAATTTTCCATACCCCTGGGCCTTAAACAAGCCACCCTGCCATTCCCAGCAGTTCGGTCCTTTTGTAAATTTAGACTCAAACTTTTCTAGCAGAGATTTTGTTGTAGGTATTCCTAGCTCGATTTTTTTGTTTCTTAGTGTGTGAGCGTTTTTGCAGCAGGCCTTACAGAAGGTTTTTAGTAAATCTGGTCTAGAATTGTCTTTATTGAACTCTTTTGCAGGTTTTGGTGTTTTACATTTATTACAAAGTTTCATTAAGCATCCTTGCTTGTTAGGCCACATCTTGTGACCTGTTTACATATTAATTTAAATTGTTTATTAGTGCAAGCACTTTTTTAATTAATTCCACACGCCAGAAGTGGGTGCTTCATCCATGTGCCGGCAACGCTGACATTCTCGAATCTCGTGGAATGCTTTTATGGGTTGCGATTTGCCTGCAATTTCGTATATGAACTGGGCAACTTCCCAGGTGCCATAATTGTGAAATCCAAAGCGGCATAGTAAGCGTCCAATCATTTAGGCCTCCTCTACAACTGTCATTGAAGTTAAAAAGTCTTCTGGTGGTTGCATATCAAGAGGGGCAATGATTAAAACATTCATTTTACCACCATCAATTTTACTTCGTTTAATCTCAAAATAATATTTTCCTGGGTGGTCCTTAAGCATTGGTGTTAGGCGTTCCTGAAGTTGTTCGAATGAGGGCTTTTGAAGTTTTAATCGAACGTCCATTTCCTCGTTGAGGGCTTTTGCTGCTTCGCTTAGTAATTTTTCTTGTCCGGCGTACTTAAAGCAGTAGTTTTCCAAAAACTCGCGCATCCAAGGTGTTAGCTGTGACTTTCTAAGGCTGGCCAAGGCCTTAGATTCGAACATGCGATTACCCATGTCAAGGTCAAGCGGTCTATTCCATAAGTAGGCTGCTAAATCAGCAATATTATTAGGCTCTACTACGGCGTCAGCTATTGCTTGCTCCGAACTAAATCCTAATTCAGGTAACCTGTCTATGAGCATTTTATCGGTCAAGTTAATCAGACTTAGGCGCTGGTCGGAGTTTCCGACGCGAACGTGGTTCATATCGTTGGCCGTGATAAACACGTTGGCATGGTTCATTACCATTTTTGAATCTAGGCCTTTTTTCTCCATTTCAAACGTTGTGTTAACTAGGTTTTTCCAATTGTTCTTCTCTTCAATTGTCATAATTTTAAATTCACTAAATTCTACGAACGTGCGGGAGTCCAAAATAGCATTAAACCGGCCGCCAAACTTGGTTCCTGACACCGATGTTACTCCGTTGCCTTCTTTAGAGCCGTGCAATTCGGCAATAATCGTCCCTAACATACCTTTACCAATGCGCGGCTTTCCTATGGCGCCCAGCATCTTCATATTTTTCTGTCGTAGCGAAATAGCAATCCAGTTTATAAGATACTCGTAAGATTCGGAATCGTTATCGAGCAGGCTCATAAAGAATTTATGATACAGTTCTGGCATTGGTTTTGGAGCCACTGGCGTACCTTTATAGAAAAAGTCTCGTTTCCAAGGCGGTGGATTGTAGCGGTTAAATATTTTGCGGTCTTTATGGTCACTATAAATCTTAGTACAAGAGTGGGGAGTATATTCGGAATATACAGGTTTCAGATAGGGTCTAAGAAATTTATAGTCCATAAGCTTAACCAGAGACGTTTCTCCGAAATCGTACTCATTATTTGTAATAGCATCGTAGGCCACAACTTTATTCTTCTGGTCCATTAGCATGTAAACGTCCGAGTTGAGAGCCTTTTGAATCAAATTGTAGTTGCCGTGTTTCGCAACAATACCCTCGAGGTCTTTTTTAATTAGCGCTATTTCAGACGTATCAATATGTTTTGATAGTTTTGATGTTTGTGTAACTAGGTTTAGAATGCGAGCAATGTCGCGGCCTTTGGCGATTTCGTCATTTGCAATCTCTTCTAATTTATCGTAAGAATATGGCATTAAAAACATCCTGTTTTAGTAGAGGCCCTTATAATTATAAGCGTTCTTGATACCCAATGTCAAGTCTCTTTTATATCCCATAGCACGAACTGTTGGAAATACTTTAGACTCCATGATTGAGGACCAAGCTTCTAGTGTGGGATTAAGTGAATCAATTGCCCATAACGTGAGCCTGAATATTTCTGGGTACATAGATTCGGTCTTTACCCATTTTTCAGGATTCTCAAGTTTACTATATAAATGCTTGTGCATGGGCCTACGAAGCAGAGTTTGCAAATCCTGGGTATCTGTAGGTGTCCCTAGTACCGGCACAACGTGAGATTGAATAGGGGCATACTCGGCCATAATCTTCATGAGTTCAGCAGATGAAATATAGCGGCTATTAAATTGGACTGGCTTCTGTTCATTGTCTCCTCTAATCGCTCCGGGTAATCTTGTAAGTCGAGACGGGTCCTTAGTGGATGCATCAAGCTTGAGAATGCTATGCTCTTCAATGAAGCCTTTTAAACCTTTCCAGGCTTGGCTGTATGCTCTAATGCCTTCATGAGTGTGCGGCTCAAAACCAAGTTCGTCAATGACCGAAATAATAGCATGGTAAGATTTGCCTCCAGAGAAGGTGATTCGCTTGATAGGTATGAGTAGGGATATTTTAAGCCATTCATTTAACTGGTTCTCCGGTGTGTCTGCATCAGACTCAAAAATAAAGTTTCTAAATTTGGTGACGTTTAGGCCGAAGCGTGGTGTGGTAGGCCCCGATTCGGTTTGTGAAGCCCTTTGTCTCCAATTTGGGTCAACTGGATTCACGGCAAAAAATAAGTACTGGGGGCCGATTGAGCTAGTTGCGGTCACTAAAGTCCCTATAGAGGGGGGAGGAGGGCTTACGTAGACTGTGTCTGTAGTATCAAAGATATCCGATAAATCCATTGTAAGCCCTCCCTTCAAATTAATCTTCTGTGTTTTCAGTGCCTAATTTAGACTCTAACATAATATCCATTAAGCTAGACCTATACTCACCATTGATGAAGTAGCCACACTCGCCGTCTCTGTAGCGCAGAGCGGGGCCTTCAGTATTGTGCAAGACTGTGTCTTTAAGGACCACTTCGCAAGGCTTCTCAGTTAGAACTGCAAATCCTTCAAATAGCCAGTGGACTCCGAGGTCCTTACAGATGCGTTCTGAAATCCCGATTAAATTATCCGACTTAACACCAGGCAATTCGTTGGCAATGAAGCTGTAAAAGCAGAAGTAGTGGGCGTCGAAAGAACCGAAGAAGGCTTTGTAAGCTTGGTTTTGAATGTCCTCCTTGGTCACCTGAATCTTATCGACATCCTCAGGAGTCCAGTTTGGATTATTCTTGACCAGGTCGCCAGCCTCTTTAGACGCTGCTTTGGCCGCCATAACAATACCCTTCATTGGACTTTGATACCAGACGATTTTAGGGCGTGCAAGCTTTAAGTAGTCATAGAACTCATTGATAGCGCCTTCAGCTGCTGCTCTATCTGTCTGACCAGTAGAAACGGCCATTGCTTGAAAACGTTTCTTGTACTCTTCTTTTTTCGCTTCTTGAGCGGGTGTTAGTTTGTCAATTGTTGACATGTGATAAGTCTCCTTTGTGATTGGTTAATAAGCTCTTACATTGTACATCTTAAAATGCGCTTCGTCATATACTTTTTTTGCAGTATTCAGGTCTGAAAATGTTCCTAAATATTTACTTCTAAGGCTAACCCGATATCTTGTCCCTCTTGGGCCATTGAGTATTGTAATTCCTTTAATTCCAGATTTACCTAGGCCCCTTATGCGAGATGGCTTATTGGCCTTATTTCTACACTCTTTTGACTTTTCACTCCACTGGCTAGTATGTGTTCCTCGTTTTAGTTGTTCGGCGATATTTTGTTTTTGGGTGCACCATATTAAATTGTCAGCTCTATTATTGTAGGGATTGTGGTCAATATGACCTACTACTGCCCCTTGAAAATTTCCCGGAACAAAATAAGAGGCTACAAGTTTGTGTACGCTATAGTTTTTTGGGGCAATATAAACAGATAAATACCAGTTTCTTTTTTGCGGGGTGCGCAGTTTTCCGGTGGGGATGTACATAATTTCCCCATAATTGCTTACACTGTAGTGTGGTAAAAATTGGGCCCACTTTTTATCCATATTTAGGCAACTCCAGTACTCTTCCAAACTCTCCAGGGCGCTCTGTTGAACCGCAAGTCACCCAAAGAAATGGTATTCCTGGGTCTGTAGGTGTGTCAGCGCAGTCTAAATCCCCAAATAGCACTATGACATTTGACTTCAACTGGCGGGCCTTATCAATAGCAGGCTGATACATTGTACCACCATTTCCGTATCTTTCCAAGGGCGGTTTTTCATTTTGTTTCAGGTTTATGACCTTTTGAACTTCTGAATCCGCATAGATTAGGTTGGCTTCGGCACAGTGTTTGACCAGGTGGCTAATTTCGGAAATAAAAGCCTCAAACTGCTCGTCTGAGACCGAACCAGATGAGTCTATGCATACTGCTAGGCGTAGTTCGCGCTTCTTTTTCTTTCCGGGCTGGTCTAATTCGAAACGTCTGTGCGACTTTTTTCTAGTATGTTTTGTCTTACTAGACACTGCGCTAGCTATAAAATTCCTTAATTGCTGTTTCCAGTTAATTGTGGACTTCTCTCGCAGACTTTCAATAGCTTTTGTTAGACCATTGGGCATCTTGCCTGCTGAAGCTTTCATAGCCTCATCGGCGGCCCGCGCTACCGCGCCTTTCTTAATTTGCTTATCAACATCAGATTCTGGCAACGCGTCGTGCGAGTCAAGAGGTGCTGGTACTTGAACAGTGTTACAGTTTGGCAGCAGCTCGTTGTAGTAGTAGACTGCAGATTGATAGGGTAGAAGGGGCTTCTTGCACAACTCACTAAACATGTCTAGTGTAATGGTGCCTGCTGGTAGATTGGTTACGTACTGATTAATGGAGCAGTCCATGGCCGCGTTCCAGACCTGTATATTTAACTTGTCGTAGTAGGTCCAATCATTGTGGTCAAATAATAAGTGGAGCACTTCATGCTTGAGAATAGCCACTTGAGATTCAAATGGCAAAGAGTCCATATACTTGGTATTGAAGATGAGGATTAGGCGACCATTTTGCACTCCTGCGCCTGCAGTGGGCACATTATTCGTATTGTAACGAACTTCGCAATTCAGGGTAAATTGGGCATAAAATGGCTCAGTTTTAAGCAATTCGTGGATGATTTTGTCTAGTTTCATTTGTAGAGCCATCCTTTTGGATTGAATAATTGTAAAGGTTTGATAAACTTATCTACCTCAAGAGTAGTTTGTGGCCAGTCTACCTGTAGCCTTAGGTTT